GCTTCGGGCGACGGGCCGAGCACGCCCTTGAGGATACTGGCGATCCCGCCGAGGCCCGCGATCGCACCACCGACCGGGTCGCCATTGGCAAACGCCATGATCCCGTCGCCGATCCCCTGGATCCCCTCAAGCACGCTCGTGATCGAGTCGTCGAGGATCCCGAACTGACGGCCCAACGCTTCGAGCGCACCGACGCCCGCCGTAACGTCGCCGACGAGGAGGATCATCGCCTGGTGGTGTTGCCGGGTCGCCTCGTCGGCCGCCTGCTCCTCGAGCGTCTTGCCGTGGAGCGCGACGTTGTACCGATCGAGCGCACCATGCAGGTCGTCGAGCGAGGAGCCGACGAGCTTCGACGTGTCCGTCGTCTGGCGCGACCAGTCGCGCACTTGGGTCAAGTTCTGTTCGGTAAAGTCGGCCCATTTCCGGAGCAGATTGTCCTGCGCGGTCTCCAGGGCGGCGGCCGCGGTCGCCGCATCCTCGCTCCGAATCTCCTTCATCTTGTCGAGGAAATGGGCCGTGAGCTTCTCATACTCCGCCTGATAGGCGTTGACGAGCGCGAGCTCGCTTTCGTTCGCCGCTCGCTGAATCTCTTTCAGGGCCTCGGCCGATTTCTTCCGCGCGGTCTCCTGCTCCTTGAGCGCCTTCTTGATGACCGCCGTCACCTCCGGGCTGAGCGTCTTGGCGGCGAGGGCAAGGTCGCGTTCTCCGTCGGTCAGCTCGGTCGAGGCGAGGACAGCCTCTCGCTGCGCCGCCGTGAGGACCAGCGCCTGGCCGGCGGTGTCCTGCAAGCTCTTCCCCACATGGGTCGGCACGCCCTTGGCGGTCTCCATCGTGAGGAGCGCTTTGCCGATTGCCTCAAGCACCGTCTGCGCCTTGGGCCCATAGCCGCCGCCCCCGCCGGTGGCCTCGAGGAAGTCGCGAATGTTCTGAGACAGGGTGGTGAGCTGCGTCTTGTTGAGCCCGTCGAGCACCGGCTTGCCCGCCTCGAGCGCGCGCCAGACCTGATAGATCTGCTGCCCATAGGTGATGGCATACTTCTTGTTGAACTCGTCGCCGAGGTCGCGCACCGCCTGCGTGGCCAGCGAGCCGCGGCCCACAATGCGATCGAGGAGATCGGACAGCGCCTGCATGGCATTGGCGAGGGGCGGCAGCGCTACCTGGCCGATCTCGATCATCGCGACCTTGAGTTGGTTCCGGAGCACCTGCTCGACGTTGACCGCCGTGCTGCGCATTTCGCCGAACTTCTCGCCAGCTAGCCCGGTCGCCTCGCCCATCGCGCGGGTCTCATGCGTCAACTCCTGTGCTCCCCCCGCGAACACCGTGAGCGCACCGGCCAGCCCCTGCACCCGGCCAAAGAACTTGGTCGTCTTATCGATGTTGCCGTCGAGTTCCTTAGCGAGATCGACGAGGAATGTCGACAGCCCCTTGGTCTTGAGGGCCGCGACCCCGAAGTTGGATGCCAGGTCGGGGTAGAGGCTAAGGAGCTGAGAGCTCGGTTTCAGCACCGCGCGTAGGATCCCCTCGAGCGCCGTGAAAGCGTCGGCCGTGCTGAAGCTATGCTTGGTCAGGACCGTCTGCACGGCCAGCAGGTCACCGAGCGAGATGCCCAGCGCGCCGGCGACCGCGGCCGCCTTACCGAAATTGCCTGACAGATCCTCGATCTTGTTGACACCGTCTCGGACCGCGACGAACAACTTGTCGCTCACCGTCGCGGCCGTCTCGCCCTGGACCCCGAACGTATTCACCGCGCCAGTGAGGATCTTGACCGCCGCGTCGACCGACGAGACCCCGGCGACGGACAACTTCACGGCCTCGTTGAGGAAGCCGATCGATTCGGCCGCCGGCACCCCGGCGGAGATCACGTTGTAGAGGCCTTTGGTGAGGTCGTCGAGGTTCCGAACCGGCAGGCTCGCATACAGCCGTAGGAGGTCGCCGCTCAACTGCCGCATGTCGGTGCTGTTGCGGTCGACGAGGGTGCCGACCTCGGTCATCTGCTGCTCGAACGCGGCGGCCATCTCGGCCATGCGACCGACCGCGAGCACCGCGGCGGCGCCCAGCCCGGTCAGGGCCGCGACCGGGTTCGCCTTGATGAAGTCGGTGAGCCGCCCGAAGGAGCGCTGGGACTTGTTGATGTCCGCGTCCAGGCCCTTGGCGTTCATCTCCAGGGTATAGAAGACCCGGGCCAGCTCGACGTTGCGCCGAGCCATGGGCTAGAACTCCATCGCCGGGCGGCTCTGTGCGGCCGTCCGACGCGCCTCCTCCGCCGCCGCGGCGCGCTCCCGCTCTTCGAGGGCCTGCCGTTGCGCGTCCCGCGTCAGGGCGAGCTGGGTGACGACGCTCTCGAGCGTCACGTCTCGGGCGAGTGCCCGCGCGGTCATGTGGAGCTCGCCGGCGCCCAGCGCGATGAGAGTCTCCCAGCTCCCGACCGTCCGGTCCCCGCCCTGGTCGTCCGGCCGCTCCGCCGGGTGCAGCAAGAGCGTCACCAGTTGGATGCGGGCGCCGTTGACCAGGTGGTGGCACTCCTGCGCCCGGACCAGGTCACCCGGGCTCAGCACGAGCGTCCAGCTCGGGAGCTCCGGCTCCGGCTCGCTATCCGGGTAGGGCAGGCCCGGCTCCGGGTGCGTGACGATCCACACCGCGAGCCGCTGGAAGTAGTCGCTGGCCTCGAGCACCGCCGGCGCATGGACTGCGTACACGTCGGCGGGGGCGCCCTCGAGGCGGGCGAAGAGCTGGGCGGAGCGGAGCAGCCGGCCCTGGATGCTGGCGAGCGTGACGAGGGCGTGCCACGATTTCGGATGGACGGTGCGGGCCTTGCCGGCGTCGTCGAGAAAGATCTCGGGCGCACCCCGGAGCGCGTCCCGCGCGGCCCGCTCGGCCACCGCCCGCTGGCTGCCTTGCGCTGGCTTGTTCTCGAGGGCCCGGCGGAGGAACGCGCAATATTGGCCGTAGCACCGGATCCAGGGCCCGAGCCCCCGATGCTTCGGGTTCTTACGACCGCTCGGCCAATAGTCGGCGAGCTCCGCCGCATCGACCTGGGACGGCATGTCGGCGAGCACGCCCCGGAGTTCCCGGCACCGTGTCCGCATCCCGCGCACGCCCCATCCGTCGGCCCTCGTTGCCATGGCCCCCGCCCGTCAGCTCCACTGCCGGATGATGACCGACGATGCCTTGACGTTGCAGTTGAGGATCGCCGGCTGATTCCGCCCGAGCGGGCTGTTGAGGTTGGCCTCGACGAACGCCCGGTTGAAATCGATCTCGAGGTTGACCGCGTCCTCGCGGATGCCCTGGACCCGGAGCACCTGCTCCGTCTGGTAGCTCTGGCTGGGCAGCCCGGCGATCGACTGGTAGGCCGTGGCGTAGGCCGCGCCGTCCCCGGTCTCCACCTCGGCGTAGCCGCTCAGGAACTGAACGTTCGGCCCGTTGTAGCCGTAGAGCGAGAAGCTGATGCCGTACTCGATGGAGCCGGTCTTGTAGACGACCGGCGTGTCACCGATCTCCTCGAACACGGCCTGGAGCGAGCGGTTGGCCGTCCAGCTGACGCTGCCCTCGGCGATCTTGCCAAGGCTTACGGCCACGGCCTCGACCATCCGGGCGCCCGTGCTCTGCGGCACGAGCGGCGGCGGGGTGACGGGCATCGTCGCGTTGGGCGTGCCGATGACGACGCACTCCATGCCGCCGTCGCCGATGATGAAGACCTTGTCGGCCGCCGTGAAGTTGGTAATGGCCGAGACCGCAACCGTGGTCTCGGTCCCGTCGCCCGTGACGGCCGCTGTCGTGACGGTATCGCCCGGGCTCGTGGGCTGGATGCGGATGATCTGGAGCGCGGTGAGTTTCTTCCACAGTTCGCCGGCGTCGTTTTGCCGTGGCATAGGTCGTCGTCCCTTCTGGTGTTAGTACGCGAACAGGAGCACCGGCACCCGCTCGTCCGCCTGGCGGAACGTTTCACCGCCGTCGAAGAACATGAAATCCCGCACGTCGCCCGCGTCCTGAATCGATTCTCGCGTGCCCGCGCGGGCGACCCCGTCCACCCCTTGGCCACTGAGGGCCGTCGTCGTCAGCGCAGCCGTCGCCGCCTCGAGCAGCGCCCGGCATTTTTCCGCCGCGTCGGCCCCGTTGGCGAGCGCCGTCACCCGGAGCTCCGCCTCGCCCGTGGCCCGGTCGAGCGTGACGACCTCGGTCGCGAGCGCCGGCAGGGTGATGGCCGGGGCTGGGCTGTTGCGGTCCACCACGCGGACCGTGCCGCCACAGAGACCTTGCAGCGTGGCGTCGGCCTTCCAGATCACGCCCACCGCCGCGCGGAGCAGTTGCTCCGCATCGGTGACGGTCACTGCGCCTCCGTTGGCACGACGCTCCCCCGCGCCAGCGCCGCCGCCTCGTCCCCGCCCCCCTGCACGACCACGTAGAGCATGGTCGGCCGGGCGAGCTGGAGCGCGCGGTTCATGAATGGGCGCGGCTGGATCACCAGGCGGTAAAGATGACCGCTTCGCCGCCGGGCCATCGTGTTGACCCCCTCCTCGAACAGCGGTGCCGTGAACCAGCTCGCCCCGACCCGGCGCCCGGTCTCCACCAAGCCTTGGAACGCCGATTTCGCCAGCGACCCCCGCTGATACTTCGGCACCTCGCCCGGCCGCGAGGGCGGCCCACCGCGCCGAGCGCTGAGGACCGTCTTGATGCTCCGCCGGAAGACCACGGCCGCCCGGCGGATCTCGGCCGACCGCGCCCCACTCACCTGCTCGGTGAGCTGGCGCAGGTCGCGCGCAATGGCCGCGGCCGGCGAGCGAGCCGTGGCGTTGTAGCGCCTCACGCGATCGTCTCCGTCGACACGTCTTCGAGCATGACCACGGCGTGGTCGTTGGGCGAGTTCCGCCGATGCTGATGGACCTCGAGCACCCGGAACTGCTGGCCGGCGTAGTCGCCTGCGGTGATGAGCACCCGGTCGTCCCGCGCGACCGACACCGCGAGCAGCATGAAGCCCTTCGTCGTCGTCACATCCTGGACGCCCTGCACCTTGCCCACGCCCTCCGTGGTCACGTTCTCGAGACTGACCGGGACCTTGGAGGCGAGCAGCGTGTAGCTCGCGATCTCCCGGCTTCCATCGTCGTTGCTCTGCCAGGTCGGCCGGTAGAGGCTCGCCAGGGTGCCCTGACGGAGGATCATCGCGCTCACGCTCATAGGGGCGCCTCTACATGGTTGGCCACCGCCTGCGGGTAGAGCACCAGCGAGGCCTTGACGTCACCGAGGTGCTGCACGCTATACTCGCCAAGCCGCTCCTGGCTGATCCCGGTCTCCGGCCCGCGGTGGTAGAGCGCGCCGGCGAGCTCCATGACGGCACCCTTGGCGTCGTCGATGTCGGCGTCGGCTGCCGCCGTGTAGACGACCTGCACGATGTCCGCCTGGCTGCGCTCGCCGAAGACCCCGCCATCGCGCCGGACCAGCCGGCGGGTCCCGACCTGGTAGGTGAGGACATCCTTGTCGGCCACGGCCAGCGTCTCGTCGGGATCCGAGAAGTCGTTGCCGAGCTTGATGCTGGTCAGGCTGGCGACCGGATAGCGGGTGTAGAGCACCTGGCACCCGGTGCCGTCGTAGACCTCGGTCTGCGCGGCGCCGGTGAGAAGGAACGGCCGGTTCGACCGATTGCAGTCGGCCGCGAACGCCGCTTCGGCCGCGGCCAGGGCGACCCGGGCCCGGTCGGTGTTGGCCGTGCTGCCGAGGTAGTCGAAGAACTGCTGTTCGAGAACGAGCGTCATCGGACGTACACCACCACGGTGCCCTGCTTGGCGGCGCCGGCGTTGGAGACGACCAGCGTCAGCGGCGAGTGCGCCACGGCCGCCAGGCTCGCCCGCGCCACGTGTTCGGTATTGGCCGTGTCGCGGTTGGCGAGCGCTCCGAGCGCGACGTCATGCCCGTCGGCGTCGTTGAGCACGACGTCATAGTTGTCGGTCGGCGCGGCGGCGACCGACGGGACGGTGGTCACCCCCACGAGCTCGCCGTCGAGGGGCGCGGTGGTGCTGCCGTCCGCGTCTCCCGAGCCGTCGCTGGTCCAGGCGAACGTGATCTTCTTGACGCTGCCGTAGACCTTCTCGGTGGTGGTGACCGTCCCAGCCATGGGTGTGCCTCCTGGCGGTTAGGCCGCGGCGACGACGGCGCCGTCCGACAACGGCAGCCAGTAGCAATCCCACTTGATCTCGCCGGTGTTGCTAGCCGCGCAATCGAGATCGAGCGTGCCGACCGGCAGCACGACCGGCCGATGAGGCCACGGGGCCGCGCCGGCGTTCGCCCCGACCAGCGCGTCCGAGAACAGGCCGGTGATGCCGTAGAGGCACCCGACCTCATCGGCCGTGATGCTTAGCACCGCACAGATGTCGACGCTCGTCCCGGTGGTCGGGTTCGCAGTGAGCTTGGTGTTGTTGGCCTGGGTTTGGATGATCGTCGTGACCTCCCCGACGATCCCCAGCAAGAGGACCTGGCCGCCGGAGATCGTGAAAAGCGCTTCGGCCGCGGTCTGCGGAAGAGCCGCCGCGGCGCGGGAGGTCTTGAAGCCGGTGGTGATCGCCGCCAGGAACCGGGCGTCGAGTGCCGCGGGATTCGGCAAGCTCATAGTATCCTCTCCTCCTCCGCCGGTCAGGCGGCGCGGCGGGTTAGCTGATGAAGTCCGCCGTCAGGTCGGGCGAGACGTAGAGCGGGTCCGCCTGCTCGAAGTAGACGACGCACTCGTCGCCGGCCGTGACCAGGTCGACCTGGACGCCGACGTGCGTCGCGCCGGCGAGCACCTCGCGGACCTGTTCGACGTTCGCCTCGAGCCAGATCGTGTCGCCCACGGCGTCCGGCGCGCTCCCGAGCGCGTGGGTCGCGACGATGGTCGCGCCGGTCCCGTCGGCGGCCGTGGCCGCGATGATGCTGAAGGCGGTGACGCTCCCGGTGCCGACGCTCCGGAACAGGCCCGCCACGAACCGCCGGAACAGCGCGATGGGGAGGCACTTGTTCCCGGCGCCCTGCGGCTGACCGAGGTCGACCACGTTGAGCGCGCCGTCGATGTCGTAGTCGACGAGCCGGCGCACCCGGTTCGACAGCTCGCGATTGGCAGTGTAGGTGGCGGTCATCCTCTCAAGCTCCTCTCAGTGTAGTGCAGCCCCTCGTGGACGCCCGGGCGGTTAGGCCCGTGTGTCGAGGACGACGAATGGCGACAGCGTGGCGGTCGACTGATTCGGGGTCAACGCCGTCCGCCACCAGGGCGCGCCGCAGTTCCGCAGCCAGAACTTGAAGGTGCGCTCGTGGTTCAAGAACCGGACGTGCATCGATTCGGCCGACTGCAGGGGCTGGTAAAGCCCCTCCAGGAACTGCGACCAGTTCGAGCAGATCAGGTCGCCCTGGGTGCCGAGGGTCGATGCGTACTCGGTGTAGAAGATCGGCCGGCCGAGCAGCATGTCCGGGCGGTCCTCGACCAGCGACTGCTGGTAGACCGCCACGCCCCCGGTGCCGACGGGGATCGTGAGCTTGGCGAGCTGCGGATAGCAGTCGTGGTTCGCCAACCAGATGGCCTGACCGTAGCCCCAGCACCGCGCCCGCATCTTCAGGGCGTTGTCGGTGACGATGGTCGCGGCCGCCTGCCCGGTCTCCTTGGCGATGCTGATCGTCGGACCGAGGCTCGACGCCGAGAGCGCCGTCAGGATCCCGAGGTACTGGTCCCCGCCGGTCCCGCGCAGCCGCTCACCGATCATGTGGTGCGCGAACTGGTCGCGGAAGCCGGCGTCGATGAGGGCGACGAAGGAAATGACGCTGTCGCTCAGGAGCTCTTCGGTCTCGAACGCCACGCCGAAGAGGCTCGTGGCCCGCAGCTTGATCTTCTCGAGCGTGGACCGAGAGCTCGCCGGCGACACCGTCTCCGGCCGCCGGGTGACGGTGAAGCCGCCCGCAACGCTCGAGCTGTGGTCCTTGTCGGTCCGCGCCAGAATCTCCACGCTCACCGCGCCCATCGGCACGGCGGTCGTCCGGCCGCTGATCGGGTCGTTCTCCATCCCGACGGTGAGCAGGCCCGGGAGGAGCGACGTGCGCTCGGCGTAGCCGCCGATGCTGTCCTGATAGCTCCCCTGCTCGTCCGAGCCGGCCGCCGCCAGGAACTTCGGGTTCCAGGCCCGCGGCTGCAGGAACGCCAGGGGTCCGCCGCCGGCCGCGGCGTCCGCCGGGTCGCTCTCCCGCGGCACCAGAGCGAGGGGCCGCAGCCGCTCGTCGCGGACATCCGGCACGCTGGACGCCTGGCTGTTCTTCATCACCGACAAGAGGTACTCGCGGTGGTTGGGGAACCCGTACCGGGGGTCGTCCTCGGCCCGGCTCCGCACGCCGGTCACCCGCGGCGCGGGGCGGCTCGGATCGGCCGGGGCGGCGGCCTGCGCCGGCGCGGCGCGATCGACCTCGTCCAGCCTGAGTTGGCGGTCGATCTCCGTGTCGAGGGTGGAGAGCTTCTGCTCGAGGGCGTCGTACGCGGCGGCCTGCTCGGTCGGAAGCGGGGCGTCGCCAGCCTCGGCGAGCATCGCCCGCATGGCGGCGAGGGTCTCGGTGCGCTGCTGCCGGAGCTTGGTAATGCGGTTCATGGCGCGTCCACTCCCAGGCTGTGCGAGCGAGGGGGTGGTGTAGCCCTTGACCGGGGAAGTACAACGGAGACAGATAGCGGAGTGGGCGGGTAGCCCGAGCCCGTACCGGAACGACTGCCGTGACGCAAGTCGAACCATCCGTTAGCCAAGGACTACACCGCCCGCTGCCGCGTGACGAAGTAATCGAATGCGTCCTTCGGTTGTCCGTCCGTGCCCCCCTCGCCACCTGGTCGCTGCCGCGTGCCGGGCTGCGGCGAGGGCCGGAGCCGTGAGCCCGAAGCTAGCGCGGCGCGGCCCGCTCGGCAAGAGCAAGCCGCCGGCGGGCGGCCGTCGTGCTCGGCCGCGCCCCGCGGTTCGCGGTCCGGCCGGCGAGCTTCGCGAGGCGCTGCACCGCCTCCTCGAACGTCCCGACCCGGTCGATCAGATTCGCGGCGCGGGCCGCCGGCGCGCTGAGCACGCGCCCCTGCCCGTAGCCGTTCCGCACGGCCGCCGGCGTCACCCCGCGGAACCGCGCCACGTCCCGGATGAACTGCCCGTAGGCCTCGGCGACCCGCTGCTGCAGGAACGCCCGCGCCTCCTCGCTCAGCGGCGCGAAGGGCATCGTCTCGGTCTTGTACTTGCCTTCCGAGATGACCGTCACGTCGACGCCCTGCTGCTGCAGCTCCTGGCTGTGGTCCTCGTGAATGGAGTAGACCCCGATGGACCCGATCTCGCCGCTCGAGATCGACCAGACCTCGGAGGCGGCGGCCGCCAGGTGATAGGCCGCGCTGGCCATGAGGCCGTTGGCGAGCGCCAAGGTCGGCTTGCTGGACCGGCCCGCGAAGATCTTCGCGGCGAGCTCGGGCACCCCGGCCGTCGCGCCGCCCGGGCTGTCAACGTTGAGCAGCACGGCCTGGACCTGGGGGCTCGCATAGGCCCGCGTGAGCATGCGGTCGAGCGAGGCGGCCGAGGTGCCGAGGCTCTGGGTCTTGTCGCCGATCATGCCCGCTACCTCGACAACGGCGATCCCGAGCTCGGTTGCCGACTGGCTGCGCTGCTCGGCGCTCGCCTGATCGGGCATCGGCGCATCCATTGCGGCGTGGAGGTCCGGCCCGAAGAAAAGCTGCCCGCTGGTGAGCCGCGCGGCAAAGATGCTCTTGAGCCGGGCGAGGGTCGCCGGTTCCATCGCCCATGGCTGGTCGACCAGCATCGAAAGCAGGTGCTTCAGTTGGGACATGATACGCTCCTTCCCAGGTGGTCGTCCAGCAGCGCCAGTAAGATAGTGGGCCGGCGCTCGAGCCAGGCCATTGGACTGGTCTCGGCTAGCTCACGCTCGGCGGTCCGGGTCACGGCCTGCACGAGCTGGTGGAACTCATAGCCCGGTAGGTCGACCGTCTCCGCGAAGGGTGCTAGCGTGCGGGCCACGAAATCCTCCGCCCGGTGGAGCTCCGCCGCCCGACTGCCCACATCCGGGTGCCGGTCGATGACGTTGCGCGCCTCGGCCGCCGCGATCCGCCGCACGGCGTCGGCCAGGAGCGGCCGCGGGATGGCGCTGGCTTGCGGCGTGGCGCCACGCCGGGGCGGGGGTGGCGCGCTGGCGGCCGCGCCGCCCCCCGCATTCGGCGCCGCCCCCGGCGTGGTCTCCATGTAAGCGTCGCCCCCCTCCCGCGGCCCCATGTCCTCCTTCTGCCGGATCTCGTTGGGGCTGAGCACGCCCATTTCGCGCCCGGTCTTGTAGGCGTTGTATCGGTCGAGCAGGTTCCCCTTCACCAGCTCCTCGAAGACGAACCCGACGAAATAGCCGCGGTCGATCTCCTCGGGCGTGAGTAGGGCCAGCTCGAGCGCGCGGGCCCAGCGGTCGGTCCAGGGTTTCAGGGTGAAGTCGACGAAGGCCTGTTTGAACTCGGCCACGCCGGTACCCCACGCCGTCGTCTTGTCCTCCATGCCAATAAGGAAGCTGGGCACGCGCCAGTAGCGCGCCACGTCCGAGACCTGGAACTTGCGCGGGTCGACGATGAAATCGCTGTCGCCGTTCCGGCCGAGCTCCTGCACCTCGACGCCGTGCGTGAGCAGCATGGTTCGACTCTTGTTCCGCCAGCCGGCATAGACCCGGCGGATCCGGTCCTCGAGCTCGGCCCGCTGCTTGTCGTTGAGGCTGCCGGGATGCTTCATCACCAGCCGGCCGGTGGCGTCGTGCTTGAAGAAACCGCCCACGAATGCCTCGCCCGCGGCCGCCACGGCGATCGCCTCGCGGGCCAAGCTCGCCCGAGCGAGACCCGTGAAGCCGTCCTCGCTGAGGTCGCGGATGTGCAGCGTCATGTCGTTGAAGCTGATGTGCGGCTCGCCACCCTTCGGGTCGCGCTCGGTGTACCGGATCCGGTGGTTCGTAAGTTGCTCGATGAGCGTCCACTCGGGCCGCATCGGGATCAGCTCGAGCCGGGTCGGGGTTGGCTCCTGCAGTCGGGCCAGCCCGTTGCCCCGGAGACAGAGGTTCATCGTGGTGCCGCTCATGAAGTCGAACGTGCTCATCCAACTGTTGGGTCGGTAGCGGAGGGTTCGATAGGCCGGATGCTCCCGGGCCCGGCGCTTCTCGCCGTTGTCGTTCCGTTGGAAGAGCAGGCATGGAAGCGAGGCCACCGTCTCGGCGATGAGGCTGACGGCCGCGAAGACCGCGCTCACGCGCTTGGCGCTGCTCCCGTCGATCGGGTAGCCCGCGAACGTTTCCGAGAACTCGTTGACGGCCTGGTACCAGCGCGGGTCGACGGTCGTCCAGGTCACGTCTTCCCGGAGCCGCGGCGTGGCAAGTCGATCGAAGATCATTCCGTCTCCTCCGGGTGTGGTCGCCCGCCGGCGGCGGGCACGAAGATGCCGAGGGCCGCGACAACCAGGCCCACCACGATGAGCGCCAGCCACCGGAACGCCATCCATCCCGCCACGCCCGCGAGCGCTAACCCGCCGTAGACGTGGAGGTCTCGCACCGTGGCGGGCTGGCCGAGCCAGGCCAAGAAGCGTTTCATATCACCGACACTCCCAGGCCCGTCGAGACGCCGACGACCGCCGCGCGCCCGGTGGCCATGATGGTGGTGATCACGCCGTCGATCCGGTCCCCGCTGGCCTTCTTGTCCGGCTTGATGTTGCCCGCCGGGTCTTCTCGTTTGGCCGCGTTCCCGACCATCCACCGGAGCACCGGATGGCCACCGTGCCGCCAGGAGTGGTCGTAGACCAGCCGCTCGAACTCCTTGCTCGGCTCGTTGAGCGTGGCAAAGCCCTGCCGCATCTCGACCATCGTGAACCCGTCGTCCTCGAGCTCGCCGGCAAACTGCGTGGCGTTCCACGGGTCATAGGCCAGCTCCTGGATGTCGTAGATCTCGCGGAGCCGCGTGAGGTGCCGACGGATGGCGCCGTAGTCGATGGTCTCGCCGCGGGTCGCGGTGAGCCAGCCGGCCCGGGCCCACAGGTCGTATGGCACCCGGTCCCGCCGGGCCCGCTGGAGCAGCCGTTCCTTCGGCACCCAGAACCACGGCAACACCGTCCAGTGTTCGTCCTCCTCCCACGGCGGGAACACCAGCGACAGCGCCGTCACGTCGATCTTGGTGCTCAGGTCCAGCGCGCCGAAGCACGGCCGCCCGGCGAACCCCCGGCGCCATGCCCGGTAGGCCTCCCGGTCCGTCGCCACGCCGGCGCGGTAGCCGGGGTCACATTCGTTCCACTTCTCCACCGGGATCCAGCGCTCCACCTGCTCGGTCCAGATGTTGAGGTGCAGCCGGAGGAACGTGTTGAGGAACCCCGGCCGTTGCTGCGCCGCGCGGCACTGCTTCTCGAGATAGTCGCGTTTGACGCTCACGCCGAGGTTCGGGTTGGCTTTCTCCCAGGTGCGGGGGTCGGTCCAGTCGTCCTCGGCGGTCGCCGCGCAGATGAACGCGAAGAACTCGTCGTCGTCGAGTGAGCCCTCGAGCACCGCCCGCCCGTGGGCGTGGAGCTCCCAGCCAATCGACTCCGGCTCGTACACGCCGGCCGTCGTGATGATCCAGATCAGAGGCTGGCGCCGGCTCCCCATGGCGGTGTCGAGCACGTCATAGACTCCCCGATTCTTGTGGGCGTGGAGCTCGTCGATGATCGCGCCGTGCGGATTCAAGCCGTCGAGCGTCTGGCTATCGGCGCTGAGCGGCTCGAACTTCGAGTGCAGCCGGTCGCAGCTCAGGTTGTTCCGGTACAGCTTCACGTACCGCCGGAGCGCCGCGTCTTGCGAGACCATCGCCCGGGCCACGTCGTGGGCGATCTTCGCCTGGTCACGCTTGGTGGCCGCACTGTAGACCTCGGCGCCCGGCTCCCCGTCGCCCACGGTGAGGTAGAGCCCGACGGCGCCGGCCACCTCGGTCTTCCCGTTCTTCCGCGCCACCTCGATGTAGGCCACCCGGTAGAGCCGGCTGCCGTCCGCCCGCTTCCACCCGAAGACCTGCCGAGCCGGGAAGAGCTCCCACGGCTCGAGCCGGAGGAGCTGGCCCGACCACTCGCCCTTGTGGTGGCGGCAGTAGCCCTCGATGAACTCGCCCGGGCGGGCGGCGGCGGCCGGGTCGTACCAGTAGCCGGCCGGGTGCGCGCTCGCCCGCTGCCAGGCGGCAGGGTCGTCACCCGTCGGGAGGCCGGCGGGGTAGGCGGTTTGGCAGAGCAGCTGACTCCGGCGGTAGGCCGCGCCCTCGAGAGGGCCCACGGCTCGGTTCTCAGGAAACGCGACGAGGACCGAAGATGCCACGCTCGTCCTGCTCCTCCCGGCTCGGGGCCGGCGTGTCGCCGGCGGGTAGCGCCTCGGGCAGATGCACCCGCTGGCGTGCTGTCGGACTGAGGCCGAGCTCGACGCAATACTTCTTCATTAACTCGCGGAGCCGGTTCAAGATACCTATTTCGGGCCGCTGGGCGATATACCCCTTCGGCGTGGTGAACGTCACCCCCTCCTTCTCGATGGTCGCCTGGAGCTCGTTGAGTTGGGCGTGGAGCTGGCAATAGCGGAGCAGGAGTTCCCGGTCCGCCGGCGTCAGGAAGCCCTCCGGGAGGGTCTTGAGCACCCGGCGCCACTCCCGGCGCGCGGCGCCGCGGAGCTTCTTCGGCGGCGCCATGTTGCCGGGCAGCGACTGCATCGGCCGACGGGGCTGGCCGCCCTTGCCCCGCGACGGGTTGCCATGCAGCGCCTCGAGCTCCGGCGGCTGGCTCACCGGACCGCGGCGGCCGCTCATTCCCAGTCCCGGCCCAAGACGGCCGGCTCTTCCAGTCGCCGTTGCAGCATGGCGAGGTCGAACAGAACATCGTTGAGCGAAGCACTCACCTCGGCGGCGCTGGCCTCGCCCTCCGCTGCGGCGGCTCTACGGCGAGCCAGCCGCCCCCGAGAATAGTCCCAGAACTCGGTGAGTCCCCATGCCAGGAGGAACAACAGCCAGCCGCTCATGTTCCCTCCAGGCCGAGGGTCCGCTCTACGCCGCCTACTTCCCGGTACGCTTCGATGAACGCTTGGGCGACTTGCGGGACGATGGCATTGCCGTAGGCGCGGAGGCGTCCCACGCGGCCGGGAACCCCATCAACCAGCGGCTTAAGGCCGGATTCAATCCGCCGCGCTTTCCCGTCGGCGCAGGGGAGCCAAGTTGCGTCATTCCAACTTGGTCCTTGAGGTTGACGCAACCGCCCTTGGTCTTTCGTGCTGCGAGGTTGCCCGACGGAAGGTGATCCATCGTGTTCGGTGTCGCCCATCCCGCTCTCGCCGCAAGACCCGCATCCATCGAGAGTGACTTGCCCGTCATCGCATCCGTGTAATCCCGGCCCGTCTTTCCGTCGCTCGCCGTTGGGGTCGTCCATCCCGCTCTTGCCGCATCCGCTGGGAGGGCTCCCCCCGACTGGTTCGGGCCGTCCGTGGCCCGCAGGGTGTTCCAGCCCGCCAATCTCGCCTGCCGATCGAGGTGGACGTTTCCCCCTCCCTCGGTTGCCGTCGTCCGTCCGCCGCTCCCGTCGGTCGCTTTCGGCGTCGCCCAGCCCGCCACTGAGGCCACATCCTGAAGCGTCGTCGAATGCCCCCCCGCTTTCCGCTTGTCTGGATGCTGGGGGCCGCCCCGGTCGTAACTGTCCGGCGTCGGCCACCCACCATAGCCGTTGGCGGATGTGGGGCGCCCCGACGCTCGGAGCGCACAGATCGGCGGCCCCGACGGCATATCCCAGCTCTTCCAGGTCAACGCGTACTCCGGCGAGCCAGTGGCGTCCAAGCTTCGACGCAACCTGCTCTCCAAAGACCACTGGAGGTCGGCACTCGGCGAGGAGCCGATGAAAAGCGGGCCATAGGTGCCGCTCGTCGCCCAGCGCGTGAGCTTGGCCCGCCCCGCTGAAGGGTTGACAGGGGCAACTCCCGGTCCAGACGGGTCCGTCCCAGCCGGCCCACCGGAGGGCGAGGGGCCATCCGCCGATCCCGGCGAAGAAATGGCATTGGTCGTACCCTCGGAGGTCGTCGGGCTGGACTTCGGTGATCGAGCGTTCATCCACGTCCCCTGCCGGGAGTTCGCCGGCCGCGATCAGGTTTCGGAGCCACTGGGCGGCATAGGGCTCCCACTCGTTGTAGTAGACGGAAATCACGCAGGCGCCTCCTCCCCCTCGGCGAGCGGGTCCCACCGGCCATGACGCGGCCGCCAGCCAGCCCGGTACAGTCGCGCGAAGGCTGGCAGATGGACCCGCCGGATCCCCGCCGGCGCCTCCCAGAACATGTAGCGCAGCACCGCCTCCTGTTCCTTCTCCGTCAGCTCGAGCTCCGGGTGCAGCTCTCGCATCCGACGCCGGAGCCGCCGGAGCTTCTCGGCCAGCTCCTCGAAGGCCTGCGCCACCGGCCCCGACACCGTTAGCTCCCGTTCCGGTCCCCGATCAGCCGGAACCGCCCTCATTCCGCCCCCCTGCCGGCCCGCTGAAGCCCCTTTCGATAGCGGGTCCACTGCCGCCCCGACGCCGGCAGACCAGCCTCGCGCCTCGCCCGCTGCCAAGCCCGTTTCTGCTCACGGGCCGCGTTACCAGCCTGCCCTCGCCCCTGCGGGGCCCTCCTGGACGATTCTCGCATGAATTACCCCCCTTGGAATGGTACCCCCCGGCCGCCGGAACCGCCGGACGTGTATTCGAGGCTGGGGACGCGGCTTGGGAGCATCCCTAGAGCCTTTTGGCCCCCCGGGGGCCGGAGCGCGGTCATGGGATGCACCAGCGCTGCACTAGGATGGCCGCGCCGAGCCAGGCGGCCGCGCCGAGGAGCGCGGAGCGCCGGCGATGGCGGAGCGCGAGCCATGGTGGCACCGCACCAGCAGCCCATACCCCGTCGCAGGCCCAGTCCCCGGGGCTCCAGGGCCCCAGGCGGTTTGGCTCGTGTGCGTAAAGTACGGCGTGGCTGAGGACGACCTGACCGGCGGTGCACCCCACCCCGAGTGTTAGCCGTTTGGCATGCAGGAGCTCGCCGACGCCGAGGCAACCAGCCGCGACAACGAGACGCGCGGCGCGGTGAGGGACGGGGCTGCCGTAGGAGCGCATCCCTTGGCCACAGCCGACGAGGGCAAGGAGTACTAGCGACAGGAGCGCACGGCCGAGCGGCGCAGCGGGGCGATGGGTCACGGGGCCGGGACGCACTTGAGATGGCCGTTAACGCGCTCGACTCGAGCGCAGTGTACGACATCGCCGAGCGGGCGTGGTGCGGTCGGTAGGCGCGCGCAGCCGGCGATGACAAGGGTGAGTAGCAAGTAGAGTCCTCGTGCTACCTGAGCGTCCGTCATAGTCCCTCCTCTGGGGAGACGCCCAACGCTGCACGGCGCATCCGGTCGCGCGTCTTGAGAAAGGCCCGTAGGGCTAACTCCCCCACGTCGGTCGTCAGACGTTGAGCGTGCGGCGCCATGACTTTGCGCGCTCCAAGGCGGACCGTCCCGGCAAGCCCGACGGCCGAAGAGCGGCAGGCGGGAACGAAGATCCCCACGGCGATCCAGTTGCGCACCGTCCGCTCGCTAACGCCCGCCCGCCTCGCAGCTTCACGAATCGTCATTGTTGGGCCCTCCGCCGGGGGGACAGAAACCGAAACCCCTTCTTCATCCGGTGCCCTCCCCTGGGGCAACCCCCAGGTCCGCGAGGGCGCAGTCTTCCGGCATCTCCTCGCCTCCGATTCTGACATAGCCTGGGATATCGATCCGCAGCGCTGCTACGCGCTCCCGGATGATCCGGTTGACGTAGAGCCGCACGTCCTCCTCAGCAGCTTCAGGATCAAAGGCTCCCGAGATAGCGACATCAACGAAGTTACCCATCGGTTCCCTCCTCCTCGGCTAACGCTACGGCGCGGGAGAGGGCACAGAGCGCGATCGTCGCCTCCTCCACACTCACCATGACCTGCGCCATAGCACCCTCGAGCCGGAGCGCGACCCGGGTAAGGCGTTCGCGCTGAGCTGGGGTGAGATCACGCTCGACGCTCGCGGTCCACGCCGTCGCGGCCCGCGCGCGGCAAGCCAGACCGTGAACAAGCACGCATAGAGCGCCATAGACCGCCACCCCCATCATCACGCCAATCATCTCACCCATCGGTTCCCTCCTTCGGGCGCGGGCGGACGGCATCCTCGTCGGCCGCCGTCCATTCATCTGTCACTGCCGCTTCGTCCCGGATGATGGCGTCGGCAAGAGGTTTCCCTTGCTCGGTTCCCTCCTCGGCGGCACGGTGCAGGACGGTACGCACGGCTTCGCGAATCGTTCCCTCGTAGTATTCCGCGCCCATGCCGTGACTTTCTTTAACAGCCTTCTCGATGGACCACATCGCCACTCGATGCAGCCTGTCTACGGCGCGGTCGATGACGGCGCGGGTGTCTGTCGGTCGGGCCTCGGCGGGAGGCTGGGCGAGCAGGTTACGAATGCGCTGCTCGCACAGAGTGATCGCCTCTGCACGCGACTCGAAACCTCCCGCTCTCCATGCCGCACCCTCGTCGCGACAAATCTTCGCCGCGTCTTCAAGGGCCTGCGCCCGGACGGCTTGGCGAAGCTGCTCACTGGCCGCCGCCATCAGACTCCACCGCTCTTGTTTCGACTCCGGCTCACACGCATCAAGCAATGCCGCCAACATAGACTTGAGGGAATCACTCATGGGGTTGGCTCCTCTGGCGGGGCCTCGGCGGGAGGCTGGGCGAGCAGGGCGATCCGTTCGGCGCAGTCTTCCACCACCTGCTGAAGCGGTTCGGCCACCTGCTTGCTGTAGGCCACGAGATCGTCGAAGCCCTCTCTGAGGGCCTGCGCCCGGACGGCGGCCACCTGCGGACGACAGTTCCACGCAGCGCTGGCAATCTCCGCGCTTGCAATCGTCGGCCCGACGGCGCCGCATTCATCACACTCAACGGCGTATATCACCTGGCTGGCGACTCGCTGGCGTTCGTTGAGGGAAACCTCGCCGCCGCAAAACGGGCAGGTTTGTAGCGACTCACTCATGTCGTTGGCTCCTCCGGTGGGGGCGCCAGGCTTGGCCACCTCTTTCCCCTTCTTGAGAGATGCCTTCAGGGCCTCCATCAGATCGACGACCTTGTTCTCCTTCGGATCACTCATGGGGTTGGCTCCTCCGGAGGTGGCGAGGCGTCGCCCTCCTCCAACGTCACTTCGTAGCTCACACCACCACCATAACTCGGCTTGCGCTCCTCTACGCCCGTCACGTTGTGCTTGCCTGTCAATTGCCCATCGAAGTAGGCTTGTAGCGCTACTAGGACGGTCGCCTTCGTGATCTCTAGCTTCGTCGTGCCTTTCACGTTTCGTCCTCCGGTGGGGGTGAGGCCAGGCTGGCGAGGATGGCCGACGAGACTTCAGGCGCTGCATGGGTTGGAAGGACCGGGTTGGGGCCGCCGTCGATCACCAGTCCATCCGCCCGCTGGTGCCAAATTCGGTTGAGCGCCCATTCCAGCGTGTACGCCACCAGCGCCTCGTCCGTGGTCCGTTCGTTCTCCTCCCGCAACACGGCGGTGGCGCGGGCGACCTCGGCGGCGATGGCCTCGCGCAACTGCGTCCGTGCCGCGTCCAGTCGTTGCACCTGCCGAGTCGATGGGCCAACCGTCGCATACGAGGTGCTGAGGGAATGCTGAGCGCCCCCGAATTCGTCGATGGCGGCGTCGATGGTTGTCATAGTGCCTCCTGCTGGTCGAGCCCGAGGGCGGACCGGACGGCCGGCCACGTGACGTAGCTATACGGGCTGTTGCGCTGCGCCTTCGCTACCACCTCCGGGCCGGCTTCGTTGAGGATGGCCCGGACCAGCCGGTCGGCGCATGCACCGCAGGCTCCCGCTTCCTCACACGCCAGTAAATCAGGATCGCGCGACACGTCCTTGCATCCGTGGCAGGCTTCGGTGTGGCAGATCGTTTCCCGCAGTCTCGCGGCGAGCGGGTCCGTGGGTCGCTCACTCATCGGGGCACGCTCCACCCTACAAGTTTCGTTGTGTCCCCCGGATTCGGCGCCCCGTCCCACACGACTACGCACGAATCGCACCCCATCGTGAACCGAGGCCTGGTGCCGTCCGGTCGCAAGAAGCGAATCCGCTTGCGAACGCACCGTACCTCGGCGGCGTCCCCGATCACGCACTCGTGCCACCATGCTGCCCGGCAACGGAACGGGATTAGGGCCACCACCAACTTGCCGAGCATCGCTTCGGCGTGCGCCCGCCGGACAAATGGCTCCAGTTGCCGCCCGTAGGGGGGATTTAACCATACCCGAATCCCTGGCCATTCGACGCCGCGAAGCGCATCCGTGAGATACCTCGGAAGCCGCGCTGTTTCCGCGTCGGCTGCCGCGTCAAGGTCGAAGTCAAACTCGGCGTGGAGTGGGTCGAAAATCTCTGGTGGCGTGACCCAACGATCCGAGGAAGCCGCAGCGCTGGGCCGGAAACCGGGGCTCAGGGGCTCACGGTCGCCGATCTCAAGCGTCGGTCGCTCACTCATCGGGGGCTCCCGGCTGGCCGTCCCGGTCCTCCCGACGCACACGCCGCCACTCGCTCATGAACAACGCGAGCCCGAGCAGCGCCGCCAGCACGCTCCGAAGTGGATCATACACCGGGCCGGTCATCATCTTGGGCCCTCCTCCTGCCCCAATCCGGGCAGGCTCAGGGGCGTTCCGCCGAGGGGCAGCACCGTCACCGCCACGCTCACACGCACGCCGTAAGTCTTCTCGATCTGCTGCCGGCACACCTGGCTGTCGTCCCGCCACACCACGCCCGTCATCCCATCCTCCACGCCGCGGGTCAGCTTGGTGAGATCAGGCTTAACGATGGGCGCCGCCGGCGCATGGCGCCGGAGCTCGCCCCGCGTGGTGACGTGGCTCTTGGGGCGCACCATCGTAAACAGGAGTCGGAGCTCGAGCGGGCCCTCGAGCAGCGGCCGGCCCGCCATCACCCGGCCCGCCTCCTGCGCCACACGTTTCTTCCAGTCGCCATAGCCCGGGCGCTCCGGCCGGACGAATGTCGTCCCGTCCTTGCGCCGGCCGATGGTCTTGCTGCCGCCGCTGACGGCGCTTCCGTAGAGCTTGAAGGCGATCATGCGGCCGGACCCACAATCGGCGAGGCGGGCGCCGCCTCGGCCGGGGGCTCGATGAGCTGGAAGATCGATTCCCGCGGCACCGGGAGCAGCTCGAGCGTGCCGTCCTCGTGCTGGCCGACGGCCACGCCCAGCCGGCCCTGGCGCACGAGCTCCATGAACAGGGCGAGCGTCACCCGCGGCGGCGGCGGTTGCTCGGTCTTCACATAGGCCTCCCGGATGAGTCCGCCCACGCCCGTCCGCCAGCGCATGCGGAGCGCGAGTACCTCGGGGTAGGCGATGTCGCCGGGTAGATAGGCGACCAGCGGATACACGGTGGACTTGATGGGTCCAACGGGTGGCGTCATGTGAACTCCTTGGAGCCAGCCGGCGGGTTAGCAGGCCGCCGCGGGTTCCCGAAACCGCCGTCGCAGCTGGCCGTTTTCCGGTCATGGCATGGTTTGCACCGGGACAGGAGGTTGTCCCAGGCGAAGGTGAGCTCGGGATGGGTGCGCCAGGGGAGGACGTGGTCGACGATCGTCGCGCGGGCCATCCCGCACTCCTGGCACAATGGATCGGCCTTCAGCTTCTTGGCGCGGAGCCCGAGCCAGCGACGCGAGCTATACAACCCCCTCCCCGGGTCATTTTGGCGTCGTGCGTCGACGGCCCGCTTCCGGGTCAGCTCGTCGAGCTCGGCATGGCGCGCGTGCGCGGGACAGTAGCGCCCATGCCGGATGAGCTCGGGGCAGCCTGGCCGGTGGCACGGGTGCAGGGCGCGCTGTCGGCTCATCAAGCTCTCGAGCGACGGAAGTGATCGGCCTCGGGACAGGTGCCATAGTGCGAGACCCCGACCCCCGGCTTGCGCGAGCTCGGTGGCCGGCAGTTCTCGTCGGCTGCGCAGTCGATGGGCATGAGCTTGCCGTTGCGCCGGGGACTGCTGACGAAGTAGATCGTCGCCGGGCACCGCTCGCACGACCGGCTGAACGTGCCGACCGGCACCTGCACGTACACCGGGCCGCGCGTCACGACGACCGCACCTGCGGCAGTTCGAACTGGTCGCCCACGAAGACAAGGACGCGGTGGCGGTCCGCCGGCTCCAGGGGGAGCAGCGCCCCGATCACGTTCACGAGGGCCCGCGTCTCGGGGTGGTCGAGCGCGGTGCGGATGCGGGTCGCTTCCTGGCGATCGGTGACCTCGATGGAGGCTTTCATGCCGCACCTCCCGTTGGCGCCAGCTCGCCCTGCGTGGAGCGCGCCGCCGCGAGCCCGAACCGCCGCTGCAGCGTCACGAGGGCCGCCCGCCGCTGGGCGGTGCTCTCTGTCTGGTGCTCGAGATGCTGTTCCTGGCGTTCGAGCTCCTCGAGCCGACCCGCCAGCAAGCCGATGGCCAGGCGGCAGGTGCGGTGGAGCGACGGCGCCACCCGGAGCTCCACGGGGACGCCGGCGGTCTGCGGGATGGCCTCCTGCGCCGGGTCGGTCGGCTTCGGCTCGAGCTGCTTGAGCAGCGTCTTGAGCTCCTCGAGATCGAGGGTGAACTGGTCGAGGTCGGCCGAGTTGCGTTCGAGCGAGGCGTCGAGCCGGCGGGCATTCTTGGCGGTGCCGGCGAGGAGCGGCAAGGCCAGCCGGAGCTCGAGCGCTTCGGGGAGAGTGAGGACGACAACGGCGAGGGCAGTGGTCACGGACGACGCTCCTTCGAGTGGGATGGTGTGACGAGGCTTGCGGGAATAGCGGCGTCGGACGCAGCGCGCCGAAGACGGCATGCGCCCTTCTTCTTTAACGTTGAGTTCCTCCCCCCTTCTGTTTCCGTCTAGGAACTGCGTCCCAGAAGGGGGGAAACATTCATTCAACAGCCTCAACTGCTGTATCGGGGAACTACTTTGGATCAGTGAACTTAGCGTAGTACCGGAACCCTCCCCCCTACCCCCCTCCCGCAAAAGGCAAATCGGCGTGGATTGTACGCTCGGCAGCGTAGAATCCGAGGGCGCGATTGTACGTGCTGCAGCGTACAATCGTGGGGGCGTGATACTACGCCAGGGCGCGTAGAATCCGGGGCTCATCGGGGCCGCCGTCCGATCGTCGCGCCGAGGCGCTGCACCTCGGCCTTTGCTTGCTCGACGAACGATGGCGGCTCGGCCGCCGCGGGCTGTTGAAGCAGGGTGTCGAGCCGCCGGGACAAGGCAAGGATGCTCGTGTCTGGAACCCGGCGCCCGGTCGGCTCGCACCCCGCCGGCAGCCTGACAAACCAAGATACGCCGCGGGTTGCGCCCTCGCTAGCCAGCAGCCCGTACTGCCGCAGCTGCTGCCGGGCCGTCTCCACGGTGCGCTCGCTCAACGCGAGCCGAGCGCCCAGGGCCCGCGCCGTCGCGAAGCACCCACGGCCGTCACCCCGGTCGAGGAGCCGGATGCTCTCGTACACGAGTTTGTGCACGAGCGTCGGCGTCCGGGCCGCCCACACCACCCGGGTCCAGCTCATCGGCGGTTCCGTGCCTCGGGCCATGGCGGCGCGCTAGCCGCAGCTCGAGACGGCCATCCAGCGGATGCGGCGTCGGCCCGCGCGCTGCACCTGCTGGTCGCTCTTCGTGACCAGCCCGGCCTGGCAGAGTTCCCAGCGCCGCGGGCGCACGGTCGCCTCGCTCAGGCTCAAGACCTCGGCCAGCTCGCAATCGGCCATCGGCCGGGTTCGCAGCAAGGCAAGAACGCGCCGGCGCAGGCGAGTGGTCGCGCTGTCGGCCGCCGTCCGGCGGTAGCTCTCCCGGCTGGTCTCCCGCGTCCGTTGCGGTCGAGTGGGAGCGGGCGGCACCGCGCGGGCGGAGGTGGCCGCCGCGAAGTCGAAGGGGAGTTGGCCCGTCATGGCGTCGGCGTCCCGCCCAGCGCGTCCTTCACGGCGCCGGCCCCGGTCGGCGGCTTGCTCGGGCCGCTCGTCGCGGCCGCCGCCGGCTTGCCCTTGGCGGCGAGCACGTCGTCCCATTCCAGGTCTCCTTCCCGCATGGCGGCTCCGAGGCGCCGGAGTTCGTCGAGCTGCTCCTGACGCATGCGGTCGATCGAGCAACCCAGCCAGGCCTCGAGGGCCTCGGCGTTGACGCCGAGGGCGAACATCATGGTCGCGGCCCGGTGCCGGGCGGCGAGCGGGTCGCTCTTGTCCTCCTGCTGGAGCGTCGCCGCTATCTGCTCGAGGCACCGGTCCTGGATGTCGCCCGGGAGCACGCGCAACACGCCCTGCCGGATGGTCTTGCTCGCCCAGGCGCTTTCCTTGGCGAAGAGCTCGTCCTCGCTCGGCCGCACCAGGAACAGCAGGTCGCCCCGGCTGTTGTAGCGCTGCCCGAGTTCCTCCTGGCCTTTCCGCTTCCGCCGACGCTCGACCAACTTCTCGATCAGGAAGTCACTCTGATAGCTGAGGTTGGTCTCGAGATCGGTGACGACGCACCGCACGCTCCGGGCATCGGCGTTGTCCCAGAGCACGATGCGCTCCACGAGCACGTTGGTCATGCGCCGCGCCGCCACCTCGGCGAACCGGATGCTGAAGCCGGAGATCTTCGAGCCGTCGCCCATGGGCCGGTTGAACAGCGCCGCCGCGGCGAACGCTGGCCGCTTGCAATCGAGCAACAGTTGGCTCTCCACGTCGTGCCACCGGCGCGGCCGGTGCAGCGCCATCTGATATCGGGCCTGCACCGCGGCGGTCGCCTGCGCCGTGAGCGCGGCCGCCGCGACGTCACGCACCGCCGGCGGCGGGGCCGTCTCCCCCGGTGCGGGTGCCGGGAGGTTGGGCGAGGAGGGCAGGGTCGAAGCCGGGGAGGTCGACCCAGTAGCCGGGGAAGAGGCTGCGGAACTTCTCGTCTCGGACATAGCGCTCGAGCTCCTTGAACTTCGGGGTGAACCGGAACTGTCGGCTTGGGGTGCGGGTCCGCTGGTGCGTCGCCACGAGCGCATCGAATGCCTCGACCGGCGCATGCTCGGCGAGGGCGCGGGCGACGGCTTCCCAGTCGGTGGTCGGCTTGTACTGCACGTTGCTCCAGCTCGCGGTGAACTCGGGGCTGCTCACCCCGTACCGGTCGCCGATGGCCGCCTTGAGCACGTTCATGGCCCGGTCGGCGTACTGCTGCCATTCGTCGAGGCGCCACCGCGCCAGCGTGAGGGCCGCGGCCGCCTGGCTCTCCGCCTCGGTCGCCGGCGCGCACCGCTTCTCGCCGACGAACTGGGGGTGCTTCGCCGCGAGGGCCGCCGCGGTCGCCGGGTGCGCGTCGATGGGGGCCGACTCGGACCCGAGCAGGTAGCGCTCGACGTACTCGAGCGCGCGGCGCTCGATCTCCCGGCCGAGGGTCTCGTCCCAGCGGACGGTGTAGATGCCGGTGTCGCCGCCCGTGCCGAACAGCACGGCCACGTGCCACTCACGGTAGCCGGTGCACAGCATGCCGCCGTAGCACTGCAGAAACACGTCGGCCGGGACCTCGTCGGTGCCCCGCTCGCCCCACTCGCGCTTGAGGAACTCGCTGCGCCACTTGCACTCGAGGCCAGCGTGCCGGTCGGGGAAGACGGCCAGTGCGTCCGGCGAGGCGAGCAGCCGCCCGCTCGGGTGCCGCACGCTGTCGGGCCGGTAGAGCACCGTCACCACCTGCGGGTAGGTCCGCGCAAACCACTGCGCGATGTACGGCTCCACGACCAGGCCGAGGTCCGCCGCGCCGCCGGCGGGGCGCGGGGCGAGCTCGCCCCGCTTCCGGAGCTGGAGGGCGAGCGGCGAGGTGTACTTGCCGAACCCGAGCGCCGCGGCGAACTCGCTGGCCCCGAGCCGCTCGGCTCGGTAGGTCTTCGGATCCTCGCCCGGCGGGACGGGGGCCGGGTCGCGCTCGGCGGGGGTCGGGTAGAAGGTGCGCTCGTGACTCATGCGTGCCTCGTGGTGGCGTCGAGCAGGCGGAGGATGTAGGGCCACGCGTCCTCGGAGGACAGGCGCTGGACGGCGAGACCGGCGGCCTCCGCGCGCACCCGCGCCCGGGTAATGACCTCGTGCCGCCGCGTGGTGTTGGCCGGATTGAACGGCCGCGTGTCGCCCCGCGTTTGCCGCCGCTCCACGACCCGGGCAAGGCAGAGGGCGAGCGGCGTGTCCAGAAACACATGGACGTACTGGTGGCCCGTGACCTGGAGCTCGGCTGCCAGCACCTCGTATCGTCGGAGCTCGCTGGCCAGCAGGCCCTCGAACAGCACGTGATAACCCTCCGCGAGGTAGCGCCGGATGCGTAAGGCGATCTCGTCCTGGGTGGGGATGGTGTCGCAGCCGCCGCACGTCGGCTCGTAACTTCCCAGCACGATGAGCGGAAGCTCGCCCGTGCTGCAGTAGGCGATCGGGTCGCGGCGCCGCTTGCCGGCCAGGGTGGGGTCGAGGTACGGATCGCGGATCGCCGTGAAGGGCCACTGGGCGAGCGCCTTGCGGACGACGGTCGTCTTGCCCGAGCCGGAGTTGCCCCGGAGCTGCACGACGATCATCGGATGACCTCCTCTGCCGCCAGGTGCTCGAGGATGAGCCGCTCGATGCGTCGCGCGACGGCGCGCGCCCGGCCCCGGCCGGTAGCCGCGCCTTGATAGGCCCGGCGGAGGTCCGCCGGCCAGTCTGCGACCAGGAAGACAGAATCGATCTCCGTTTCGGTGGCGTAGTCGGCGATGCCGGCGGTGCCTTTCAGCCCGAGCAGCACCGCTGCGACTTCATGGATGTTCGCGTCTCCGCCCGAGTAGCGGGAGACCGCCGGCACACGCCGCCGGTCGAGAAGGACCGCCCAACCCGCGATGCACGCCGTGGTCCCGCAATGGTCGATGGATCCGGGCGGAAGCTCATCCAGTAAGAAGATGTCGGGGCGCCGCCGGTCCGGTGGTCTCTCCGGGACTACATAGAAATCCATGTTGAGGCGCTCCGGGTGCTCGAGAATGACGTCTCGGACACAGAGCAGCAGCGGCACGTTCAGCTCAGCCACGGTCCGCCTCCTCGAGATCGAGCTCCCGGAGCATCGCGGCGTACACGGCCGTGTCGGTGGCGCTGTCGGCGTGGCCGCCGTTGGCGAACTGCGCGGCGTAGCGCATGAGCTTGGTCACCGCGAGCTCGAAGCAGAAATAGCGGCTGAAGTCGGCGGCCGTCTGCAGCTGCAGGCCGGCCGGGAAGATCGCCTCGAGGGCCCGACCGTGCCGCTTGTAGTGGGCGGCGTAGGTGGTGTTGCGCTCCTCGAAGAGCGCGGCGGCGCCGCGGAGCACGTCGGCCGCGTCCGGGCGCCGCGTGGTGGGGTCGGCTGCGGGCGCCGACGGGCGAGTGGAAGCACGACGATGACGAGCCATCAGGGTATCTCCGGTGAGGGTGGAGCGGGGTCGCGAACCTCGCCCGGGGGCGCGGCTGGTGCGCGCGGAGTAAAGGGGATCTGCACGCCGAACCGCGCGCTCAGCCAGCCATAGGCGGCGAGGCGCCAGTCATCCGCCTCGATGCGGCTGGCGATCGCGACGGCGGCGGCCGCGCCTGCCACCCGCGCCCGCCAGCACCGCACCATGGGCTGGGCAACCTCGAGGAAGAACGGGTTGTGAAAGAGCCGCTCCGCCCCGTCGAGCAGCCACTGCTGGAACGCCACCAGGTCCACGTCGAGCGCGTCGGGGTTGAGCGCGAGCGGGGTCGGCCGGACCCCGTGCGCGGTGTATGCGTCGGGCAGGGTCGCGTATTCGGTCGCCGAGCGATACCGCCACACCGCCTCGTAGACATGGGCGTTGGCGACGACCTGGGTGAGCGTGCCGGGCTGGAACTCGGCACGCGCGGCGAGGTACTCGAGCAAGAAACTAAACTGCACGGCGTTGGCGCCGAGCGTCCCCCACACGAGGTCGCCGCTCCGCTGCAGCACCACGAGGTCGAGGCGGCCGTCCGTCCCGCGCTGGACGGTCACGGTGAGGTTGCAGGGCAGATCCTTCGGCGCCTCGTACCGGAGCGCCTGGGTGCGTTCGTAGCGGGTGTCCCACATCTGCAGCACCACGCGCCGGGTCGCCGGATTCGCGCGGAGCTCGCGCACCGCGTCGTCCAGCTGATCGGTGCCGAACGCTCCGCGCCACCGCCAGCCATAGGCCCCGTGCCAGGTGGCGCCGTCGTCACTGAAGTCGTCCACCCGAGGTAGGAACTCGCGCAACGGCGCGATGCGCCGGCCGCCGCCGAGCATCCACAGGCTTTCGGCCAGGTGGAAGAACGGGTTCGCACGGCGCGTCGGGCTGAGGAGGATCCGCTCACGGGGGCACAGCGTGTGGATGACCAGCGGGCCGGGCAACTGGCGCACCCGGCCGCCGCGGGTCTCCACGGGAACGCCGAGCGCTTCGACGAACTCCACGGCCTGCGCCCAAGCATCGTTGACGTTGCGGGCGCGGATGACGTGTAGGGTCATGCAATGAACCTCCCCCGCTCTCGGCGGAGCTGCTGGCGCAGCCTGAGGGCCCAGTGGGCCGCGAGGACCGTGGTGCTCTTGTTGCCCCCGGTGGCGACCATGAGGCCGCGCTCGAGCCGTTGGAAGATGCCCAGTTTCGCGCCCACGGCCGTCGGACACGGAGCGGCGGTGTGGCCCAGGTAGCCGCGAGCGCCGGCGAGCTCGAGCCGGGTACGCGCGGCGGCCCAGCGCGCCGGGTCGTTGGCCTTGTAGGAGCCGCCGTCCCCACCCCACCAGTACCCATCCGCGTGTTGCGCGAGCACCAGGTGGCGGAACGGGGCCCACATCTTGAGGACCGGGCCCGGCGCTTCCTGGAACCGGAAGGCGGCGCCCCACCGCGGCGCCACGCGACACCGTACCAGCTCCGCCGACCAGGCCCCCGCCGCCACGATGACGAGGTGCGCCGTTGCCTCGGTCTCCGCCTCGCCCTGCTTGACGTAGCGGACCTGACCAGGACCGACGGTCCGGACCCGCGCCGGGATGATGAACTCGGCCGGGGTCGCCTCGAGCACGCGGCTGCCCTCCAACTGCGGCACCCGCCGACCGCGAAGCTCGGCGCCGAGGAAGCCGTAGCGCTCGTCGAGCGAGGCAAGCACGTCCCGGACCGTCGGCACGAAGGGTGTGATCCAGCTCTCCACGAGCAGGCCGATGGAGAGCGGCGAGGCGCCCGGCCGCCCGGGGTCCGCGAACCAGCGCACCTCCCAGCCGTCATCCAGCAGCATGTGGCCCAGCTGGGCGCCGGCGAGGCCGTGCCCCACGATGAGGGCGCGCATCAGGTAGTGCCGGCCCGGAGTTGCTGCGCGGCGGCCGTCGCGGCGGTCCACACCAGCTCGAGCACCGACGGCCGCGCCGCCGGCGTGAGGAACATGGGGTCGGGCACCCGGGTCTCCCCGGCGTAGGTCGCGAGACAGATGAGCCGCTCGTCCCGGTCGCCGCGGGGCAGCAGGCCAGCCAGCCGGCGGCGGTTCCCGCTGTCCATGTAGAAGATGTGCGTCGCCTCGGCCAACTCGGCTGGCTCGACCAAGCGGCTCCGGTGCGGGTCGAGCGCCTGCTGGGGCGGCGAGCTCGCGCCCTCGGCGAGCACCTTGAGCCGGGCGAAGGCCCGCACCCAGGGCGGGGCCCGGCGGCCCGCGGTGACGAAGCCGCCTTGGCGGACCTCAACCCCGGCGCACGCGAACGCGAGGGCCGCCAAGGGACTCCGGCACACGTTCCCGTGGCACACGACGTAGACAGACGGCGTCATCCGACACTCTCCTCTCCGGCCAGCAGCCGGGCAATGTTCTCGCGGGCGCGAGGGTGGTCGCGTCGGGTAGCGCGATAGCGCCGCTCGAGGCGGTGATATTGTGGCTTGCTCATGCCGGCACTTCGTCCCGGGCGAGCACCGCCCCGGTATCGACGTAGACCCGCCGGCGCAGGAGCTCGATCCCGTGCCAGCCGCGCGCTTCGCCGAGGTAGGCGGCCGGGAGCGCCGCCGCGCGGGCGCGCCACCAGAGCCGGAATCGCCCCTCCTCGCGGAGCCGCGCCCCCCAGTGCGGTTCGCCCGGGCGGATGATCGGCTCGGCCTCGAGGAACCGCTCGAGCATCTCGTCGATGTCGTTCCCGACGTAGTACTTGCCCCCGTGGAGCCCCTTGAAGTTGCAGCAGACCGTCTCCAACTCGTCCCAGGTCCACGTCTCGCCCTGGGCGCTGACCCACGTCTGGAGCTCGTCGGCCGCGCCGAGGAGGTGCCGCACTGGCGCTCGCGGATCGACGCCGGTCACCAGCGCCAGGCCCTGAACCGGGTAGCTGCCGGGTTCGGGTAGCATGCTCGGGAACTCGGCGTTGAGCCCGTGCACGTGGATCAGCAGGTCCATCCACTTGAAGGCCGCCCAGTTACCGATGCTGTAGAGGCCGCGGAGTGCCCGATAGATCACGCGGAACCGCTCGGTGGGGGTCCGGACGCCCACCGCTTCCGAGTGCAGCCAGCGGTGGAACCCGCCCGCCAGCGCGAGCGCCGTCGCGTAGCCCAGACAGGCGCGGGTGAGTAGCTTGCCGCGGCGGGCATGCCGACGCTCCGAGCCGTAAGGCTGCAGCTGACACGCCTCGCATGGCACCTCGCCAGGTTCGGGGTGGTGCTGCCAGGCGATGATGGCGCTGGGGAGGTGGTAGAACTGGACGTAGAGGAACGTGAGCCAGTGGGCCGACTCCGGGTCGAGCGCCGCGTCCCGGTAGGCGGTGCGTAGGACGTCATAGACGGGGTCGAGGTCCCGGCTCCGGTGCATGAGCTGGCCAAACCGGAGGAACGCCCCCCGTCGGCCCTCAACGGTCGCTCGGCTCACGTGGGCGCTCCCTGGTAGCGGCGCCGGTAGGGATTGACCCCTAACCGGGCGCGCTCGTACTTGTAGAACTCGCAGAGGCTGTGCTCCACGTCCCGCGCCAGCAGGGGGCGAGTGGTCGGCTGGTCCCCCGTGATCGCCGCCAGGAGCGCCTCGAACAACGGATATGGTTTCCGGCCGGCCGCGAGCGGCCCGAAGACGAGTTTGAGCCCACGCAAGGCACCGGGCCCGAGGTTGGCGTAGGTCGCCCGGTCCGGGGCCTCGGCCAGGAGCGGGAGATAGGTGAGGTCGCTGGCGATCTCGTAAGCGAGGAACCCGCCGACCCACGCATGTTGCTGCAGCCGCTCTACCGTGCGCGCTACCGTGACCCGTTCCCCGTCGGTGCCGCTCCAGTAATGGCGCCAGTGGTGGCGATAGTCCCACATCGGGCCCCACACGTTCCGCACGAGGTGGCCAGGTTTGTCACTGCCCTCGGCTGCCGCGATCACATAGGCCGGTGCGAAGACCTTCTCCTTGCGGGCCGCCCGCGCGCGCAGCAGGTCGAGCGCGGTGAGCGGCTCCCAGGCATCCGGCGAGGCAAACAGCCCCGCCTGCTCGAGCTCGTCAAGCGTCTCCGGGAGGTTGAGGAACCGCACGATGGCCGCGAGGAACCAGCTGTCCACGCCCCAGCTCGGCCAGGCGCGGCCGTAGAGCGCGATGGCGTGCACGCTGCCCCGGTCGAGCTCGCGGAAGACGTTGCAGAAGTGCAGCTCGCGGAAGAGTGGGTCGGTCGTCCACGGCCAGCGCGCGCCGACCCGGCGCAGCTCGGTGATCTGGTGGCGCTCGCTGATCCAGCGCCGGAACCCGGCATAGCCCGGCCACTCGGTCGGCACCGGCAAGGCGCTGGTCATGGCGCCTCCCGCGTCACGGTCGCGAGGCCGACGCTGTCCCACCGGCCGCGGTCGATCTCCTCGCGGACCTGGGGCAGCGGTTTCGCCTGGACCCCGACGAGCTGCTCGCCGTCGCGCCAGACCGCCAGCCACTCGGCCATGTCCTTCAGCCCGCGTCGGTAGATCTCGAGCTCGCGATTACTCACATGCGGATTCACGAATAGCTCCAGGAAAAAGGGGTGTGGCCCCGCCGCCGCACGACCGCGGTGCGGAGTTCCGCCATAAACCGCCGACCCGCCGGGCGACCCCAGGCCCGGGCTATGTAGATTCGGAACTCGCGGCCGCCGCCGCGTTCCCGGCTCCGGTCGCAGATCACCGCCTCGCGACACTCGACTGGCTTGATCGCATGAATGGCGCAGGCGCCGGTCGGACGGTCGTAGAACGTGCAGCCCATACGCTCCGCGTCGGAGAAGCCTCGCGGGAAGAGCTCCCCCGGCGGGAGCGACGCGGCCGCCGGCAGCACGACCCACACGGTGCTGTCGTCGCGCAGCCCGCCCAGCTCGTATCCTCCGAACCAGCGGTCGAACGCGAGGTGCGTGTCGAACAGCGCCGCCGGCGGCTGCTCCAGCATCGCGGCGAGGAGCCGCACATCTCCCGGGCTCATCCAGCCCGGGAACCGCTCGCAGGCCGAGCGGCACACGCCGCACCCGCACTCCGGGCCGGACCAGCACCGCGCGGGCGCCGTCACGGGCGGTCCTCCCGGCGCCGGCTGGACACCTCGCCACGCGCCTCCTCGTCCAGATGCTTGCGGACCGCGAGCCCGAGCGTGATCAGGGCGTACTCGAGCCAGGCGACCACGCTGCGCGGCGTCGACGGCGCCGGCGGCCCGCGGTGCAGGATGAGCGCCGTGAAGCAGCCCGCAAACGACCGCGCGGCCCAGGCCCCCGAGCCGCGCCAGGCGGCCGCGCGGCGGAACCCGGCCACCTGGTATCGGCTTGCCAGATCGAGCTCGAAGACGCCGAGCGCGGGGTCGAGGGCCGCCTCGAGGTACCGGCCGCCGCCGGCCACCCAGTCGGGATCCTGCCAGGTGCCGGGAACCTGCTCGCGGCCCGCGTAGAGCACGTGCGGAAGGAGCGCGAGCACCGCCGGGTAACACCACAGCAGCCCGTCACCCAGCCGGGTGAGCCCCGGCTCCGGGCGGGTGGCCAGGAGCTCCTGCGCGGCGAGCCGTTCCATCTCCACGACGGTGAGATACGGGGCGGCCCCTTCGGCGCGGAGCGCCGCGAACCCGAAGCCGAGCGTCGGGCCCGTCACGTCTCCACCTCCGCCTGCTCTGCCTGGTCGTTCATCCAGGCCTGGAGCTGCTCGGCCACTCGCTTGGTACACGTATCGCATACGACACCGAGCGGGGTCGCGCTACGCCCTTGCGGGATGGCTCGGAAACCGATGAGCGGGTCGACCTGGGCCGCCTCCATCGACAGCACTATCACGACGACCGGCGTGTTGGCCGGGAGGAGCCGTCCACAGCGACCGCACTTGACCTCAACCATCGGCGCCTCCGGCAGGGGTGGTGCCGGTCACGAGCCGGGCCACGCCCTCGAGGTAGGCAGCGCCCCGGAGCCTGTGGGCCGTCGTGCTCGGCTCGGCCTCGGCCGCCGCCCGGACCGCGACGAGCTCGGGCAGGAGCTGGCGCCACTCGCCGAGCGTCGCCGTGAAGAAGGGCGCCCGGTTGTTGAGCGCCTCCGCGAGCCGGCGAGCGACCGGCACCTCACGGGCCCAGAGGGCCCGCGCGACCGCCTCACGCTCCTCCGTGACGAGGAACAGCTTGCGTTTCAGCGGCCGGCGGGCCGTCACTGGACGAGCTCCGGCGCGGGTCTGAGCCACCGGGCCCACACGCGCTGGCCGCAGGGCCAGCAGAAGCGTTCTCCGGAGCCGTAGACCGGCGCCTCCCCGAGATACTCCATGTAGCGCTCTCCTGGCGCGATCGCGCCCGTGCAGCCGGGCCGGTCGGGGTAGGCCGTCGGTCGGCGGGCACACGCGCACTGGTAGGTCTTCCGCGCGGTACGCTCTACCAGTAGATGGTCGGCGTCGAGGAACTTCACGAGCCGCTCCCGCTCCCGTAGGCGCGGTGCACGGCCGGGTCGCGGAACTCGCCCGCCTTGGGATTGCGTCGGGCTAGGGCGAACGTGGCAGACCGCTCCGGGTACTCAGCGGCGTAGCAGTCCTCACACAGCCCGACGAGCTGCCGATTGCTGAGGGCCGAGTACTTCGCCGGGGCGCCGCAGTCGCAGGTCTTGGTCATGGGTCGGGCTCCTGTGGGGCGACGGGCCGGTTAGTCTGAGGCCGGGTGGATGGACTTCTGCAAGGCCAGAGCGCGCGCCTCGTATTCCGCCGCGTTCTGCTCATGGAGCTGGCTGCTCTCGACGGAACCGTACCGTCGCCGCCGGTCGTCCTGGGCAAAGGCCCGCTCTGACCTGGCGCGACTCAACCAGTATTCGGGGTCATCGAAGGGCGACGGTCGTTTGGTCATGGTGTGTCATTCCTTTCGGGCGACGGGCCGGCGCTCACGGCGTGGAACCAGCGGGTGCGGCCGGAGTCGAGCCGGACGAGCACGATGCTCCGGCCCGCCTTGGTGACCCGGCCGACCAGGAGCCCGTCGTGCACCGTCGGGATCGTAACCCGGGTGCCGACCGGGGGTGGCGTGGGCTGCGTCGTTGCCATGGCGTCAGCCCTCCCGGCGCGGCGCGGCAAAAGGCCCCGCGGCGAGCTCGGCCGCGGCCCGGTCGGCCTCGGCGGCCGCGCGGAGGATCAGGCGAGCGTAGGCCCGCGCCACCGTCGTGGAGACGGACCCGATGGCTGACCAGTTGACGGTCCCTCGGGGCGGGAGGTCCGGCATGACGGTCTCGCGCTCCGCCCGGGCCTCAACCTTGATGCGGTCGTGGTAAAGGCGGTCGCGAGAGTCGCGCCGCTCCGGGCCCTCCTGCGCCACCACGGCGCCCCAGCGGCGTTCCTCGACCGAGATCCATTGGTCCGGGGTGACCGTCACCTCGGCGGCGGCGAGCGCGGCGTCCGCCATCTCGTCGGCCGCTCGCCGGGCCTGGTTGCGCTCTCGCCGCTCGCGCTTCCACTCCCACTCCGCGTCGGCCTCGAGCGCGTCGGCATGGAGCGCCGCGCGCTCCAGCGCGGCCCACTCCGCCTCCTGTACCTCGGCGGTGCGGAGGAAGCTACCGTCGCGGCGCTCGAGCGGCCGGCCGGGGTGCGGCCCGCTCTTCGGCTTCCCGGTGGCCTCGTCGGTGGTGTCGAGCTCGATGAAGTAGGTACCGAGCTTCCGGCTGTAGCGGGCGATGGTGCCGACCCGGCCGTACCAGCGATCGGCGGTGTCGGTGAGGACGACCCGGGCGCCCTTGCGAGGCGCGCGGGTCCGGGGCAGGCGGGTCGAGTCGTTGATGGCGGCAGTCACGGGTGCCTCCTGGGCGGAAGAAAGAAGGGAGCGGGAGCGCTAGATGGTGAGCGAGCGAGCGATGGCGGCGGAGCAGCGCCGGTGCGACCGGGCGAACGCCCGGGCCCGGCCCGACTCCGGCGGCGCGGCGTCTCGGAGCTCGAGCGGGTCGGCCTCGCTGCCCGGCTCGCCGCAGTATTCGCAGACGTCAGCAGGCACGCGGGGGTCGCGGTCGAAGGCCGGGATGTCCTCGTTGGGCGCCGGAACCTCGGCGTGGGCCGCGCGGAGCGTCGCGCCGAACAGGTAGTTGCCATCGGCGTCGTACACGCCAAGCTCGGAGCCGTCCAGCACCCAGACGAGATCGACCCGTTCGCCGATCATCGGCTCGGCGCTCTCGCAGCCAGCGAACCCGTACCAGTCGGTTTTGGTGAAGGGGCGGAACTCCACGTGCGGCAGGTGCGCCACGACCTTGGCGACGGACCCGGGCTGGGCGTTGTGGATCTCGGCAAGCTGCTCAGGGGTGATGCGGGCGGTGGCAGTCACGGGTGCCTCCTGGCGGAAGAAAGAAAAGGGGGGGAGCGGGGGGAGCGCTAGACGGTGTAGCAGAACGTACCGTTCTGCTTGGCGAGGCGGATCTTGCCGAGGCGCAGGGCGATCCGGCAGGCCTCGACGGCGTTCAGCACCGGGAGCCCCGTCCGCGCGGCCAGCGTAGCCCGGTCGGCCACGGCAATGGGCCCGGCGGTTACCGCCGCTTGGGCGAGGTCGGAGAGGGTTGCGGGAGCGGTGCGGTCGGTGGCGGTCACGGGCGCCTCCTAGCTTGGGTGGGTCTCTCGGTAGACGCCCCTAAGATAGTGCCTAGTGCGCGATCGCGCTAGCCCTATGCTAAGTTGCGGTGCCGCGGACGGTTAGAAGAACCGGAGTGGCAGGCGGGCCTCGACCGCCAGGGCGGTCCCGGCGCTCCCGCCCCCGAGACCGAGCCCCGCGAGCGCCCGGAGCTCCACCGGCCCTAGCCGAAGGTCGAGCGTTGGCCCGAGCGCTAGGCGCCCCGTAGGCCCATCGACCAGGAGCAGGGCGCTTACCCCTAGCCGACCCGGCCGCGGGAGCGGCGGCGGGGCCAGAGGCCGCGGGCAAGGGGCCTTGGCGAGCTCCCGCCGGAGGGAGGCCGCCGTCTCCCCCAGCTCGAGCCGGACCGCCGCCAGGGTGTCCTGGGCCTGGGCAAGCCGGGCGTCGGCGGCCTGCATGGCCCTGGTCGCCTGCTCGAGTGCCCGGTCCCGCCCGGCGAGGAGCCGCCGGAGTTCCGGCTCCGCCCCGGCGCTCCCGACCGGCGGGGCCGGCGGCAGCGCGGTCGGCACGGCGGCGGCGAGCTCGGCCCGGGCGCCCGCCAGCTCGCCCTCGAGGCCTGCCAGCCGCCCCCCTTGGTCGGCGAGCGCTCGGCTCGCGGCCGCGCCGTAGCGAGCCAGCCGCGCGTTGGCGCTGTCGGCCGCGACCGCCGCCGCGCGACTCGCCCGGTACCAGCCGACGCCGACCAGGCCGCCAGCGAGGAGGGCCACCAGCAGGTAGCCCAGCGCTCGGCTCACCGCGAGTCGTGCGGAACGCCGCGGACCGCGTGCATGGCGTCGAACAGCGCCCGGCGCCGAGCCTTGTGCTCGACGATCCGTGCCGACCGCTCCTTCCCCTTGCCGAGCTTCTGCTGGTCGGCTTCGAGCGCCAGGATGGCCTGGCTCTGCACCTGCACCGCCGCGGTGAGCTCGGCCTGGATGGGCGCCCGATCCTCGGCGACGAGTTCGGCCGCCTGGGTGCGGAGCGCAGTGAGCACAGCGTCCCGCCGCACTTGCAGCGCGGGCAACGGGGTCTTCGGTTCCCTCCCCTCGCGGGTAGCGATGCGGGCGGTGGCCTCCTCGCCGACGATGAGCTGCAGCGTCTCGAGGCACTGCGGGATGGTCTGCGTGATGTCGGTCATGGTATGCGCCTCCCCCGGGTTACATCGTTGGTGCGAAGGTGGACATCGTCACGGTCTGCCCCGCCGCGATGACGGCATTGTCGAGCTCGATGTCGCCACCGCCGCCCGAGCCGCTCACGGTCCCGTCGAGCCGCTTGGTGTCGCCCGCGTTCCGGAGGCGGAACCAGCCCGCCGTGCCGGAGCCGTCGGCCGACGAGTCGCTCCAGGTGTTGGCCTTGGCCTTCGACCCGCCCGAGGCCGACGCCCAGGGGCTCGAGGGCAAGGTGATGGAGGCGAGCAGCGTGCCCGAGGCGGCATTCTCGGCGCCCGGGGGCGACCCGCTGTAGATCTCCAGCACGGCCCCGGCGGGGAAGTCGGTGTCGAACTGGTCGAGCAACCCGTCCGCCTCGGTGTTGTTCAGGTCGACTGTCATGGCCGGCGTTCCTCCACCCAAAAGGTTAGGCGATCACTGTGCGATCCGACACCAGGAACGGGCGCACCAGGTAGTCCGCCGTCCCGGTCTTGTACCATACCTCATAAGCCATCGCGCCCACGCCGAGCGGGAGGACGTGCGTCTGCATCAGGCTCTGGCTCACCAGCACGTAGAACGTACCCACCTCCCCCGCTTCTTCGCTCGCCGCGAGATCCTCCACGTTCGCATGGATCGCGGCGAGCGTCGTCGGATCGCTGGCGAGCCGGAGCAATAGCCCCGTCACGGCGCCAGCCGCCGACGGGGTGGCGAGGGCCCCCGTGCTATCCGGCACCCGGGCCTTCGCCCGGAATCGCTGCTCTTGGTTGCAGTTGCGTTCGATCATGGCAGGCTCGCATCCCGGAGCTCAAGGGAGGCTACGGTGGCGCTTCGCAGCTCCAGCGTAGGCACCGTCGCCGACAGCAAAGATAGCGTGAACGTGGCGGTCACCCCGGTCGCCGTCAGGCTAAGGGCGATCGGCAACGACCCGACCCCCACGATCGCCACCGCGCCCGTGGCGGCGAGACCGACCAGGACGGCTGGCGCCGCGCTGCCGCTGATCGCCGCCACCGCCGCCCCCGCCAGGCCGATCGGCACCGCAGGCGCCCCGGTCCCCGTCGCGACGACGACGCCCGTCCCCGTCAGGCCGAGCGAGATCGCCGGGGTCCCGGTCCCATAGGCGGCCCCGGTCGTGGTGCCAGTGGCGGCCAGCCCGACGGCGAGGAGCGGCGCGGCCGTCCCGGCGCTCGGAGCCGTCGCCGTGGCGGCGAGGCCGAGCGCGATGGCTGGCGTCCCGGCGCCAGCTGCCAGCACGGCTCCCGTGCCAGCCACCTCCAGCGCGATGGCCGGGGTACCGACTCCCGTCACGCCGCCGGCGCCGCCTGCGGCGGTGAGGCCGACCATAATGGCCGGGGCGCTCGAGCCGTGCACGAGCACCGTGCCGGTCGCGCCGAGGCCGATCGGCATCGCCGGCGAGGCGGTGCCCGCTGCCGGGGCGGTCCCGGTCGCCGATAGCCCGACCCCGATGCCCGGGGTGCCGGTGCCGGTCGCCGGCACGCTCGGCGCCGCCGCGAGATCGGTCACACTCGTCGGCGTTCCGTCGTTCCCGTTGCCGGTCTGGTCCGTCTGGGTGCCCGTTCCGGAGAGATACCAGACTGCCACCGGCGTGACCGACCAGGTGGCCGGGTCGCTCTCATGCGCCATCTCGATCGTGAGCGCGTCGATCTGGGTCGGCGTCAGCGCGACGTTGAAGAGCGCGAACGAATGGATGTCGTCGCCCCACCCCTTGTTGAAGGTCGTCTCGTTGCCGATCAGCCCATTCGCGGCGGCGTCGCCGGTGAAGGCCCCGGCGCCCACCTGCTGGAGGCTGTAGGAGGACGGAGCCGCGGGCGCCGTGCTCTCGTCGCCGACGTAGAGGATCTGGCTGCTGTCACCCGCCGCGCTGTCCCAGACGCACGCCACCCGACACCATTTCGCGGTCCCGAAGGCCGCGAAGTTGGAAAGGAGCGCCTCGATGTGGAGGTTCGACGATCCGCGAGCCTGGAGGAACCAGAGCCCCCCCACGGTCGACATCGAGGCCCGGAACCCGGCATCGTTCTTCGCCCAGAGCGTGGCCCTCGTGCTCGGGGTCGAGTCTGACGTCCGCGTCCACGCGAGCAGCGTGCCGGTATGGAGATCGTCGATCCCACTCCCGGAGCCCACATCCGTGCGGGCCGCGCTGGCGATGCCGTAGGTGTGCGACACGGTTAGGCGATCTCGCTATCGTCGTCGAGCGCGACCGTCCCGCGCCCGGCGGTCAGGGCGGTCCACCGGGCGTCAAGCGACGACCCGTCGAAGTGGTCGAAAAAGCTCATGAGGCCCGGAGGCGCGCGACGACCGCGCGGTGAATCGCCCCGGCGAGCGCGGGATCCTCGGCCCCGTCCCGGAGCGTGGCGGTCTTGAGTGCCAGGCGCTCCTCGGGAGGCAAGCCCGGGTCAATCGTCCCCGCCTGGGCGGGGACCATCTCCAGCCGTCGCCGCTGGGCCCGCGCGATCCGCGCCACGGCGCTCCGCACCGGCACCCGCCGTTGGAGCTCGGCGGGCGAGCGGCGCACGATCCCATAGACCCGGTCGCGGGAGATCTCCAGCGCCCGCGCCGCCTGGGCCACGTTCCCTCGCGACCATTCAAGGGCCGCGAGGACGTGCTCCTCGATCATCCGCTCGAGCGGAACCGGCTGCTCGGTCACGGCACCGAAACCCGATCGCACGGCTGCTGCGGCAGCACGAACCGCGCGGTGCCGGTCGCGCCCGGCACCTTGGTAATCGTGAGGTCCAGGCAGCGCGCATCGGCCACGACCTGCTGCGCCGCCGTCGCCCGCAAGGATGGGTCGATCGGCACCATGTAGTGGCATGCAGCCGGGTCCGCCGCCCGGAGCGCTTGGTGACCGTCACCGAACGTGATCCGGGTACAGACCACGAGCGTCCGCCCATCCGCCACCACGGCATTCCGGACGCCCGAGATAAGCCCCTCCACCCTAACGACGCCTAACTCCGTCCCGCCGTAGGGTTCAAACGAGAAGCGCGAGGTATCGGCACGTCCGGCCGCGTCGGTCACGATCAGGGCCCAGGTCATCGTTCCCACCGTCGTACTGGCCCAATGATGCGTAAGCTGCGGGGTCGTGCCGACCTGCTCGCCGGCGCCAGCGTTGGCGCGCCAACTGTAGGCTATAGCGCCGGTCGAGGCGCGGCCGTCGAATTGGCATGTCCCGGCGCCATCACAGCTCACCGAGGCCATAGCCCGGAGCGAAGACGAAGGCGGAGGGGGCGGAGGGGGCGTGCCGCCGCCATTCGTCGCCGACACGTCCAGGTCCGCCCTGAGCCGATAGTGTGCCCCCGGATTCGCGAGCGCCTGATTGCTCGCCGCCTCGAGGCCGACGTGGTAGCTGGTATGCCGGCTCACGGTGTCGCCGGCGGGGCTCACGACGTAGTAGTACCCCTGGATGTTCACCGCCGGCGGAGTAGCCCAGGCCAGCAGCGCCACGACCGCGAGCGCGGCCCCGATCCGCTTCAGCATCTCAGACCTCCTCGAACTGCGGGTAAGCGGCTTGCTCAGCCGCATGGGCTTCCGCCTCGCGCGTCCGTGGATGGGTCCAGACCCAGAGCCATCCCCGCTCGGCGTACTGGCGGACGTGGGTCGCCTCGTGGCGGAGCGTCGGGTCGTTGATCCCGGCGGACCCGCCTTCGTAGACCGTGTCGCCGAAAGTGACGTTCGTCGACGGCCACGGGAACCGGCGGCGCTTGACCCGGACGTGGAACGCCTTGCCGTCCGCGAAGGTCGCGGTCAGGCTACGGGTGACCGAAGCCCAGGAGGCGAGGGCGGCGATCACGAGACCAGCGAAAAACAGCAGCGCCAGGAGAAGCTGGAGGATGGTGAAGAGCGTGCCGATCATGAGTCCCTACCTCGCGAAGAGGGTAGCAGCGTGGGGTGCCGGCCAAAGCCCGACGTGGATGTGCGGCCCGCCGGGGGCACCGGGCTCGAGGCCCAACTCGATGCCGCCCTCGCCCGCCGGAACAGGGGTATCGACCAGGCACCGCACCAGGCGATAGCGAGCCTCACGGTCAGCGATCCACCGGAGATCGACCGCGCGACCCCGGAGATGCAGCGACCCATCGGACCCACCAGTCGGGACGTAGTCGCGTCCGTCGGAGGTGAGCTCGAGCGCCGCGCCGAACGACTCCCGCACCTGGTCGAGGAACTGGAGCAAGGGGAAATGCATCGCGGCCGGGTGGCGAAATTCCTCCCAGCTAAAATGTCTGAGCGTGGCGATCTCCTCGCGACTTGCCATTGCGCTAGTCCTCCCCCGGCCCAGCCGGTCGGCCGCGGCCCACGAGTTTTCCCAGGCCAGCGCTGACGCCACCGCCGAGCGCCTCCCAGACCCGGCCGGCGGTCGCCTTCCCAAGCATCTTCGGTGCGATCAAGAGGACGACGCTCGCGGCGAACGCCCAGGGGATGCCCTTGTGGTCGGCCAGCGGGGCCCAGTGGCCGGTTTCGTGCGCGAGCTCGACGACGACCCGCGCGAGGATCGAGAGAATGCCGACCGCGAACGCGATGTCCTCGAGCAGCCGGCTCGGGTTGAACCGGTAGTGGTCGATCGCATCGGCGGATCGGCTGGGTCGTCCGGGTGACGGCGGCGGCGCGCTCGGATCCGTCATCGGAACCTCCGAGGTTGCGAGGGTGGGACGCGGCAATCGAGGAGGTCGGCCGCCTCCTCGTTATGCTGGCGGACGATGTCGCGGCACCGGAGCCGCAGGAGCTTCGTCTGGATCGCCACGGCCGAGTCGGTGGCGGTGGAGAGCCGGGTCACGGCGGCGGTCAGCGTCGTGATTTGCTGCTCGGCGGCGTCCAGCCGCGCCGGCGCCCGGAGCATCCCAGTTGTGAGCCCGAGGACGATGGGCACGGCCGAGCCGATGGCGCTGGCGGCCAACATCCGCCAGAGCTCGCCGCGGAGAGTCGGGGTGTCGACGGTCGTCATGCGGCGGCCACCTCGCGAGACAATCGACCGGGCAGCGTGCCGAGCGTGAGGCTCGGAGCGAAGGGGTTAGCGCTGGTGCGTTTGCAGTCGACAATCCGCAGCATCTTCCGCTCCGCCCCGGTCACCGGTTCGGTAATCGCGAGCGTGATCCCGACATCCATGCCATCCGCGCTGTAGGTCGACGGGTCGAGCCCAAACAGGTCGAGTGCTGAAACTTCATAGCTGACGATGGGCATCGCATTGCTGTCGAAGTAGTCGTTGATCGCCGCGATGTTCTTGGCCGCGCCGGAGCCTCGGAAGAAGTCGGCCGGAATGCTAAGATCGCTAGGTGCGATCACGATCATAACAGCATCGAGGTCCCACGCCGAGCCGGAGCCGCCCCACAGGGGCTGAACCCCGATGGTCTTGACCCCCGCGCTATTCACGGTGTAGGCCACGGCCACCGTCTTATAGGTGCCGACCGGGATGTTCTGGGTCGCGCCGACTGCACCCGTGTTCGGATCGTAGAAGGCTAACCCGCCCGTGTTTCCGCCGCCGGCCGCGCTGTGGAGGTATGCCACGTAGGTCACTAGCCAGCCCGCCGGGATATAGACCGAGCGGGTCTGCTCCATCGCCTCGCCGGACCCGCCCGTCGTCCCGTCGAACCGCGCCACGATGCCCCCCTGGTGCGAGACCCCGGCGGTCGTAACCTTGGTGGGCGCATTGTAGCTGCCGACCGCCACCCAGTCGTCGGGATAGCTGCCGCTCCAGGTCCGGAGGTCGGGAGTAAGGCCGTGGTTCGTCACGGGGCTCACCAGGTTCGGGAGGACGCCGACCTTGACGCCTACATCAGTGGCCTGCCCCGCCGGCGAGTCGAGATATTCGAGCTCGTCGGGCGTGCTGTTCTTGGCGAGGTAGATCCGGTCGCCCGTCGAGATCCCGGTCGTGCTCGCCATCGCGAGTCGCGTGGTGAAGTAGTCAATCAGCGTTACGTCCGTGATCGCATGCGCGGTGTTGTTCTTATCCTCCACAGCATAGAGGCCGTTCAGCTGATCGTCCTCACGCGCGGGGCCGCGGGCCCCGAACAAGCCCTGCACTTCGATGTAGGCACCAGCACTGACGGCCGACACTGCGTAGTAGGGTCGCCAGAGGCCGTGAGCGATCTGCGGATAGGCTCGGGTCGTCTGTTCGGCGCCCTGCTCGTCCACGACGTAGTCGGCCAAGTTCTTCGCCGTCCGCACATCGGGGGTGCTGGCGCTGGCTTGGTAGATCGCTAGGTCGATGTAATAGCCGGTCGTCCCGTTGCGCCGGACGCTCACCTCATAGCGCACTCCGGTCGTCGCGTGGACGGCGGCCGCGATCTTGAGCGCTGCCGAGAGCGGCGTGTCGGGACCGCTGTACTTCACGTCGACCGTATCAGTCGGGGTCACCGTCCCCAAGGCGAAATGGCTCGGGGCAAAGGCCAGCACCCGGTTGGTGAGCGCCGTCAAGGGCGTGATCGCGAAGTCGGAAACCTCGGTCGTGAACAAACCGCTCGCGGTCTCGCCGACAACGGTGTCCTTAGACCCGAGGTCGAACTCGACGCCGGCGCCTTCACACACGAGGATACCGGAGCCGACCGACCGCCGCACTCGGCGACTGATGCGGTATTCGACGATCTCCTCGGTGCCAGCGTTGTCATAGACGAATTCGAGCACTCGCCCGACCAGGACCTCGGCGGCCAGCTCCGAAACGAGCGGGAGGTTGATCGAACACCGCCGCGCCACCAGATAGTTTTCGATCGTCGCCGTGGTCGACCATACAGTTGCCACGTTCGGAAAGAGCGTGGCGAGCCGGGTCGACCCGCTCACACAACTGAGATCGTCCCGGAGCCAGATCCCGACGAGGCGGCCGGTCGGCATCAGTCCAACACCTCGAGGAGCAGATCCCGCGACTGGTCGCCGAGCATGAGCGCTAGCCCGATGGCATCCACCGTGCCGAAGGTATCGAGGCCGTTGCTGTTGAGGTACAGCGTGGGCGTCCCGGCCCAGGCCGACGCCAGCGCCAGGGCGGAGCTCGCCGTGGATGAAGTCTCGCCCGCGCCGTTGAGCGACTGGTGGAGTTGGACAACGCCGGTCGCGGAGAGCGTCAGGCGCAGGCGGACCCGGTCGTTCACGCTCGGGCCGGCGCCCAGCGACGACGACACGAAGGTCGTCCCGTTGTGGTGCTGGGCGACGTAAGCCGAGCCGTTGCTAATGATGCTTAGGACCGGCGTGCTTGCCGCGTCGTCCGTCAGCGACAACAGGGGAAGCGACCCGGAGAGGGCGCCGTTCTCCATGAAATCGAGCAGCAGGCAGATCGACCGCGGCAGCAAGGGCAGTGCCCATTTGAGCGACTCGTCGACACCACCCCCCATGCGCAGCGCCACGAGGTCCTCGCCGCTGAACGTGGCGATCGTCCAGCGCGGGAGATAGTAGGGCAGCGTCAGGGCGACCGCGTCGGAGTCGAACGCGTTCCCGGCAGCCGCCCGGACGAGCGTGCCAGTCTGGCCGCTGCGGGCGTCGAGGCTCAGCTCGCGGGCCCGCCAGACAAACGGGTAGCGCCACCGCCGCGCGAGCGGATCGCGGACATCCAGGCCGAGCGGAGGCAAGGTCATGGTTCGGTCTCATAGAACGCGAGGCGCGCGGTGCCGCTGCTCACCTCGAGCGTCGGGTACTGCGCCGTCTCGATGTCGCCATCATAGGGATTCAACGGCCGCGGGAAGTCGCCCTGCCCAGCCACCAGGAGCTCCACCGCATCGGCGACCGTGCCGTCGTCGGAGTAGCTGACGGCCCGGTCCCGGGCGTTGACCCGCAGATAATCCTCCGAGGCGGTGATCGTCGTGCCGGTGAAGTCGAGCTCCCAGACGACGGCACCGCCGGCCGTCCGGTAGGTCACGACCGGATCGGTCCCACCGATGAGGTCGAGGATCCAGGAGCAGGGTGCCCGACCCAGCGCGAGCGGAAACCGCTCGCCGGCGGTGTCGAGGTGGAGCAGCGTCGGCTCGGGCGCCTCCCAGAGCGGCACCGGACACAGGAAGGTCAGAGTGGCGGCGATGCTCCCGCTCGAGAAGTCGGCCACGCCCGGCTCGAACTCGAGCTGCGGCGCGTAGCCGTAGGTGCGGCGCGTGAGGACGCCGTCGCTTGCCACGAGGGTAAGCAGCCCGGCCCCGACCAGGTACTTGAGCCGCTGCTCAGCCGCCACTCGGTCGCTGTAGGTCGCCGTGTCGACGAGGACCCGGAACGGGAGTTCGCGCGGCTCGCCCATGGTCGCCAGGAGGGGCACGACACCGATGCCGCCGAGCACCGGCGCCGTCGCCAGTCGTCGCGGCGATGGCGCTCGGAAGTTCGACCGGCCGACCACGCGGACCCCGAGGCGCCCATAGGTCAGTGCGACCCCGTTGACGGTCAGGCTCGGCATCTCAGTTAAACCACTGCGGGTTGGGGTTGCGGATGATACGCACCGGGTTTCCGGCGACCTCCTTCGAGGCCTGGGTGTTGTCGCTCAGGCCCTGGTCGATCTGGTCGACGAGGCTCTGCAGTTGGCTCTGGATGGTCGCCGTGAGCGTTTGCGGCGAGATCGTGCCGCCGCCGGTGTTGATGTTGAACGCCGCGTTCACCGTGACAGAGCGGCTCCCGCCACCGCCTCCCGGCCCGCTAGCTACCCCGGCGATCGGCGGCGGCGCCACGAGCGACCCCGTGTTCCGGGCGATCTCGGCCAGCAGGTCGGTCACCGTCGAGTCGGCGCCGAAGAAACTGTCGAGCGAATCCGAGAATGCCGTTGCGAGGTCCGGTCCGGCCCCGGCCGGCGTCGGGCCCGCGACCGGCGTGCCGAGCGAGCCGTCCGCGCCGACTACCACCGTGCCGCCATCACCGCCGATCGGGATCACGTTCCCCGTGATCTGACGGCTCGGATCGGACAGGATCGCAATCAGGTCCTGGAGCAGCTGTAAAAACTCCGAGCTCGTCGCCTTCCCGAAATCGCCGGGCGAGAGGCCACCGTTGTTGGCGTTCAGGAGGACATCGCGTAACGCGGCGAGTCCCTGCTCCCGGCCGCCGGCGCTCGAGAAGTCAATCCCTTGGAGCGCGTTCGTGATCCCGGTGACGCCGAACTGGCCCGCGAGGCCGAGGAGACGCGCGAACTCCTGATCCGGTGAGATCGCCCCGGCCTGAATGCCGGCCGTTAGAAATTCGCGCTGGCCCGAGAACGACTGCCCGAAGGGCCCGGTTCCCGCCTGCTTGAGCCGCGTATCGAGCTGGCTTAGCGTGGCGAGGAGCCGCGGCAGGGTCGACGTATCGAGCGTGATCCCGACCGATTTCGCAATGTCCTCCAGCTGGCTGAGGGTTAGACCATAGGTGGCGAGGACATTACGGAGGCCAGCCTCGACGTTCGGCCCGCTCGCGTTCCCCGCCTTGATCGCCGCCGCCCCGAGCTCGCCGGCCAGCGAGCTACTGCCGAGGAACCGCCCGGCCGACTCGAGCTGCGCTCCCGGCGTGTTCTTGAGCACCGCCTCGGTGTTGGCCGCGATGACGTCGGA